CATTTGTTAATTTCGTAAAATGGCACTAGTTGTGTTCATGGGATCTACAGTTTAGTGGAGCTGTTTGCGACAGAGGGGGATATCGAATTCATTCAGATACGTGAGTGACTGTCTTTCGAATCTTTCGACCGAGAATTAGTTGATTTTTATTATCCAAGGCGGTGATTATCAACAGGAAAAGTTTTTCGGGTTCTTTGGCTACTAGACGTCGTCGTTGGACTTTTTGTTCTTTTTTTCCACACTCAGTGGTACGTCGATCCCGTTTCGGATTAAGTTTCGGATTGGTCTTTTCTTTCCTTTTTCCACCATGCGTAAGGTCGATGTTGATGCGGTCGTAAAGGAAATCGTGCGCGGGGAAATCGTCGTCGTGGATGATTGTATATGGCAGACTAGACTGCCGTTCTTTTCTGACCCGTAGAGGTTTTCTTTTGATACAGTTGGTTGTGACCCTTGATGGGCACTTTAGGCACCTGCAAAGGGTTATATTTGTCGATGCGTTTGTCCGTGCTCGTCATCACGGTGTTTGATATCTCCATAGATGGACCGAATGATTTCGTGACGTTGTTTCACGTGTCAATGGCTTACTGAGAGAAACACACAACTATGAGAGAGACAAATGGTATGAGAAACGCAACTCTTTCGGTTGCAGTAGCTGGAACGATAGTCGTTGTGACGAAAATAACGTATTCTGACAATGATTTGCGATTCATTTAATTGGAATTAAATGAATCACACTACACAAGGACGGTAAAAACAATAGTAGCCGCCAATGCAATAGTAGTACACATAATGTTGTCGATCTATAGTCTGTCGCCGAGGCTGTGACATTGACGTACCCATTTTTTATTCAGCTAAACAAAAGATTTCCAAAAAACAAAATATGGATATAGATATTCTAGGATGTTTGTATTACACTCTGGCTCTCCTTCTACTGTCGGCTGCCACACTCTTGTTCAGAGCTTTTATCTATCCAATTTTGTACTGGGTCTACGTGTGGTACAAGATCAAATGGTCGTCTCGTCTCTATAAATGGAAAAATCGTCCCTTCAACATGACCAAACATCGGTGCTCGTTTCTTCTCAACGAAGACGAGTACTCGCTGTGGCCCGAACGACACGTGTCGCGATCGCTTTTCGATCTCGTCGTCATCACAGACGGCACCAAAGATGTGTCTCAGCGCGTTCTCTCCAAAGCCGGACCGTACGCCAATTTTTACGGTCTTCGCGTCACGCCCTCCGATCTCGGTCTTCACGTTCTCTACATCAATCACCAACTGTTTGGCGCTCGCGAAACTATTCCACCGTTAACCGATTTTGTGTAGTCGACTCTGGACACTCCGACGCTGTAGCCAAAGTTTCGATAGTTGAAAAATAATCATTCAGTCGTTCGGCGAACGCGTGTCTCGTTTCGCTTCTCACGCTCGGCATCACGTACCACAAATTCTTGTAGTCGACGTACGACAAATACGCGGCTATTTGGCGCAACACTTCTTCCGGTAAGAGGTCTAGCATTTTTTTGTGGGGCACACACACACGTGTAGCACTTTATATATATATATATACCGCGATTCGTGTGCGCGCGCACACAACAATAAAACGATGGAAACCAAATGTCTCGATTCGCAAAAAAATGTCATCGACACACCCAAACGACAGCCGGAAACTGTTCGTTTCAATCAAGATGGATTTTTCAACGAAATACGTGACTTTTATCGCATCCTACCTTGGTTCAAAGAAAAGGTCAACGACATTTATTTGTGCGTTCAAAATTTAGCCGCCGAATCGCTCATCATCTTGCAAGACTCGCTTCGCGACGATCAGGGAAACACCTATCATCGAGCCAACAAGTTCTATTTCGACGTGCAGAGCGTCGCTCGACGTAAATCCCAACAGGGAAACGTCACCACCGTCGTTCATAAAAACGTCGAATACCGATTCATCGTCGGCATCATCACCCAGTACGGACTTTTCCGACAAAACGAAGAGATTTTCAACGCTCAGCAACAGTATCTCGTCAATTGGAAGCACAACATCAGGACCGATGAAATTCAACGCATTCTCGACGCCAACGTCGACGTCGAAACGTACGGCCAGTTTTTCAAGAGCTACATCAAATGTCGTCTCGACATGGACTGCGACTATGTTCGGCGCGTCATCAACGTCTTTGCCGAACGCTTCACCGTAGGCCGTCAATTCATCGACGAAATGTGTCGATTCGTTATATTTTTGAATCCCAAACTGTCGATCGTCCACGAAAGTGTCTTTGTCAAACGATTCAAAAAAAAGTACTACAATCCTGAAATGTTGCCCTTTATGAACGAGTACGATAAACTGGGAGAATTGTACAACGATGCCGCCACGCCGGTCGAAACTCTCCAGCACGTTAGCCGGCAATTGTACGATCAATGGGTGGAAACCCGACGCGAATGCATCGATTCCCTACTGGTCAACAACAGCAGCGTCAAAATGAATTACGGCGGCAGGACCAAAATGGTTTCGTCCAAAATTAAATTCGTCCAATTACCCAGCTGGAAAACGGTGTGCAAAAACGCCACGCATCTCGTCGACGTCGCCGAAGAGGACATTGTCTACATGCAAGACGGCAACGACATTTACGGATTTTCTATCGGCCAAATGTTTCACATTATCGAACACGAAAGTGGCGTCAATCCGTACACGCGAGTGCATCTCGATCGACGCGCTCTTCAGCGTTTCCTCGACACGTACGTCAAACCGCCATCTACAACCACCACCAATAGTACCGATAACGCTCACATTATCGCCGCCGACGATGACGACCAAGTCAATCAGTTGGTCCTTCTCATTGAAAAACATTTAGCCTTCCACGAACGTCTCTGCATGCACTGTCGTCAGCACAAGGCCAAAGACGCCGTTTTTATCGAAACGTACGAAACCGATTTTCCAATCATTCATTTCTGCAGTAGCGAATGTATGGCCGCCTATTCACTCGAAGAATTTAGAGCTATTCAAATCTAAAAATAAATGGTCAATTACATGATGGAACCCGAAGAGAGCGCCGAACAACATCGTAATCGCGTCGTCGTCGGCATAGATAACACGCTCTACGCTTCCGTCAGAGACGCGTACGACGGTCGATATCGATGGATCTCTCTCAGTTACAATTAGTTATTTTCGTCGTCGTCCAACAATTTGCGTTTGTACTGAGTGCCGCACGTGTCGTCGTTTTCAATCAGTTTCTTGGATTTCAAAAACAGTTCAATGAGACGACACAATTCAATGCGACTCAGAGCGTGATCTACGGGAAATTTCAGTTTATTTTCAATCAATTTAATCAGCTCGGATTTGTGCCAATTGACGCAGCGACGACCGCTCTTGATTTTACGTCGATCAGCGGCGGCGGCGGCACCACCGCTACAACCATCACCTTTTTTACTACTACTACTCCTACTACTACTTTTATCATTGTCAGTTATCTTGATGCAAAATTCACCGAGATCGCGATTCTCCTGCCCGTAGCATCCGTACTCGTTATTTTCAAACTGTACTTTTCGAGCTTGAAAATAATCGTCCACCACCCGAGTGTCGCACTCGTAACCCGTTCTCTTGTCCACGCAAAACGAATCGCCGCGACGCAAATGGTAGCCCAAACGGTGATCGTCTTCGTACACGCTCGACTTGTAGTGCAACCACACGGTGCGCTGCAGAGCCACGTGCGCTTCGGGTCGCGTGCACCTCAATCGCAACACGTTTTTCAACAACATGCGCTGCAAAAACGTCGGCATATTGATCAAGAAATTCTTGTCGTTCTGAAAACGTTTCACGTCGGCCACGAAATTGCGTCGCAAATACGTGCACATGCTCAACGCCGCCGTCGTGTGCATTGGTTTCGATTCGTATTTACTCAACAAGTAGTCGTAGAAATTGGCTCGCTTTCGGTCGTACAACGTCGTCAAATAGACACCCGTGTCGTCGTAGCGAACGTGAGATGCGTTGCCTCGAGGATTCACCATCACCACGTACGTGTTGACCACGTGCTTGATCAGTTGAACCAATTGCATGCGCGTCACGTCCAGCGGCTGAGTAGCACTTTCGAATTCCGACCACGGAACGCACCAACGACGACGAAACAGGTCACGCAACCACTCGAAATGACGAGTCCATTCTTTGGAACCCGTGTAGAAATGAAGATCGTAGTTGCGCGTGATGGAAAACGCTTCGTCACCTTGCGGCTCTTGGTCGCACGTAAACTTGCACGCTCGATACTGACAATCGCGTTCGCCGTCGTCGCCGCATTCGTTGCGCTCCTTGAACAGATAACAATCGAAAGCCGATTCTTTGACCAATTGAACAATCTTATTGATTTGAAAATCTTTTTGTTCGCTAATGTTGTACATGATGAGATCGATGCTGGGAAAAGTGCGCGCCACGGCCGCGTACTGGTATATGTGAACCACCGGTCGCAAACCCATAGCGATTAAATCGTGATGACTGTTGCGCCAACCTCGAGCTATAACTTGCGACGTTTCGCCGTAATTCCAGTGCGGCGTCAAAATGTGCTCGTGAATGACGTTGCGCAAAGTGAAACCTTCGGTGATGACGCGACTGCCTAGCAAAGCGTTGATGATTTCGCCTCGGGCGTTCTCGGCGCTGTTGAACAGACCGAGCAAGTGCTGTTTTTTGGCTTCGCTGATGCACGACGTCAGAACAATGTACGAACGACGATGACGCGGCGACGACGACCAACCTCGCTGATCCAACAATTTGGCCAACATCAACAGTCCCGAACCTTGAATCAGATCGCTGTACACCATACTCAGTTCACCTTTGGCGCTAGCCTCTTCCAATCGATCGATGACGAAAGCGTACTTGCAACTATAGTCGGCCAATTTGGACAGAGCCACGGCTTTGGCCTGTTTTCCGCATTTGCCCTCGGCGTCGACGTACAGCGACGTTTGGCGCGTGTTGTTGTACACGTTGACGTGCTGAGCGTCCATGCGCCAAGCGCGTTCGTACGCCGCGTTCTGTTCCTCGCGCATCGGTAGACACACCAATTTAAAGTGCGTTAACGGAGCCACCACTTTACCCATGTACACTTTGGGCACGTCGACGTTGACCGATTTGACAAAGGACACGCGTCGTCTCAAATACGATTTCAACAGCTCTCCGTTTTTGACGTGATGCGATTCGTCGAAAAATGTCGTCGTGAACGCGTTGCCCACCGGCATTTGGTGATCCAGAGGTAAAATCAGATTCATGATGCCAGCCAATTCATCGGGTCCGTCTTTCATCGGCGTGCCCGTCAACAAGACGATTTTACGATGCTGCAACACGTGCAGTAGGCGATGAATTTCGTTGTAGATTTTCAAATGAGTGTTGTGCTCGTTGTCGCGAATGTTGTGCGCCTCGTCGATGATGATGATGTGCGAATCGAAACGTTGCATCAACACCTTGTCGGGTAAATCTTTGATCATTTTAGCCAGAATTTCAAACGTGAAAAACGTGTACGTCTGGTGGATTTTTTTGCGCTGGCGACTGCGAAAGAGTTTCTCGTTGAACTCGCCGTCGGCCGAAGTGGCCGGCGCGATTTTGTACTTGTCGTCGGTGCATTTTTCGGCGATTTCGTTGACGAAATTGTTGATCAAACCTTGACCTCGAGCGATGACGATGACGCCACGATACTCGTGCGGATGCAACGTCAACAGTCGTTCGGCGATGCGAATACTCGTGCACGTCTTGCCGGCTCCCATTTCGTGAAAGAGCAACAGTTCATCCGTTTCATTGTAGACGTTGCCGAACCAAGTGGCCAAAAATGATTGATGCTTGTAAATGTCTCGACTCGTTTTCGTCTCTTGAAATTCTTTATAGAAATACACGGATTTCCTGTAGTCGGCTATGAAATTTTCATACTCCATTTTATTACACACATGCTAAATTTTCCAAGGTAAAAAAAACTTGGAAAATACACAACATAAAATACCTTTTTTAAAAAAAACAAAATTTTAACCTTGAACGAAAATAGGTTTCAACCATTGACGGATTTCGGCCTTGACTTCTTCAGACATGGTCGATCGGGTCGTCGTAGTTGGCACGTAGATGGATTCCGTGGCGTTGTTGAACGCTTCCAGTGCTTCGTCGTAGTCGCCGCCAACGTCGACAAATTCGGCACCGCTCGCAGAAATTGCTACTGGTGGTGCTTCGGCGGCTGCTACTTCTGGTACTACTACTTCCGCTGATTGGTGTTGTCGGTGACGATGACGAGGCGTTCGATCGGTCGTCGATTTACGAGCGCACCGCGTTTCGTACCTTTCCTGATACTTCCAAATCTTTTCGCTCGATTCTTGCAACAAAGCCAACGTGGCGTCGTACTTGCTCACCGTTTTTCCAAACAGTTTCAACGTGTTCTCAAACATGCTGCCCAAATCGGCCACTTGGTTTTGCATCAACATTTCGTGATCCAATATTTTAGCCGTAATGAAATTTTCGAAATATTGAACCCATTCGCCGACATCGGTATAGACGCTCTTGACGAGTTTCATGTGGAAAGCGTCCAGTTTTTCTTGAATAATCACTTTGAGCGCATCCTGGTGTCCCAAGTGTTGCGTCGAAACGGCTGCCAGTGCTGCCATTTGATGATTTTGAATATTTCGAGGAATAGCTCCGTGAACAACACCAAACGCAAAGACAACAAGTGCTAGCTGTTGAATCATTTTACGAATCTTGGAGATACGATAATTTTTATCTCTAACCGAGTGAATTTTTTTCTCAATTCGCGCACGGCATCTCAAGCGTGGCTGTAGTGATAATAAAAAACATGCGATTCGTTCGTTTCAAATGCGGAGTGGAAACGGTGCTGCGACGCGACTACAAGACCGTACCACGACCCATCGGCGACGACATGTGCGCCACCCGGTTATTGCTCAATTTAAAGAATTTACTCGTTGTGCGCGGCACGTCACCCGACGACACCATGATCGGTCCTCTAGAGTATTTCGGTCGCGTCGATCCCTACCGCCACCCGTTGACGTCAGTGGATACATTGCCCATAGTGCGACCCGAATGCGTCACGTGCCTCAACGTCCAGTGGCTCAGCGCTTCATTGGGCAACGTTGACGACAGTCTTTTTCCCAATGCCGGAAAGCTCGTGTTGAACAACAGCGATCTAGTCGTACCCGTTACCGACCGGCCGGGAAACTACATCGACTACAATGTGCGTCTCGTCGAATCGTCGCGCGTCACGTACGACACGCAAAACAACCAGAAAACCATGTTTTCGGTTCGCTACCATTTCGCTGAAAACTATTACGACTACGCCATGACCAAAGAGGGAGTCTTTCTCGAACGACATCCCTTCATACAAGCCATGAGTCCCGTTGATAAACATGCCAAAGGTTTCGTCATGGCGGCGCGCATGCGTGATCAACATATTGACATTATCGGCATACGCATCCCGTTGGGTTACACGCTACTCGTCGATTCGCTAGCCATTCACGGCGATAGCACGCTCGTCGGTGACTATCGTATGGAAATGACGGCCGATCACGTGGAAATGAGTAAAGCCGACACCGTCTTTTTGAAAACGGTCCAAGGACGGAACGTCGGCGTCAATAACGTCGACAAAGTAAGCGTTCCACCACCCGTCAAACATACAGTTAAAAATCGTGTATTCAATCCAGTGTGGTAACAAAAAAGTTTCATTTAGTATGTGATGCCTTACCCAGTACACACACACACCAAATGAAACTACAAACACTACAGAAATATATACGACTACACAGACACTATTTATACGTATATTTAATTAAAATGAAACGGGATCTTTAAAAAGACATTTATACATGCGAGACGTGACGTGAAGCATTCTACACTTGTTTCTAGTGTTGCGAGTCATCAGATTCCACGGGCAATCGTCGTCACGGCTCCAATCGTCGGGCATAGGGCAATTGTGACGTCTCAAATAGCGAACGCTGACCAAATCGTCATTGTAGGCGCAAACGCGCATCGTTTCCGCATTCCACGGGCACCCGCGCGAACGCAAGTAGTGCAACACGTCGACGCGACGCGCTTGAGCCGCGCAATACGTCACAAAAGGATCCATCGCACATCCGTGATCGATACAGTACTCTAGACAGTCGATGAATCCGCCATGTGCCGCGGCCGCCATCACGAAATGATTCCATTCGCAACCGCGTTGGTGCAAATATTTCAAACAATCGAGACGACCCGTCGACGCCGCCGCTCGCGCGCACGTCCAATCCCACGGCTGACGCAAACACGCCACGTGACCTAAAAAAGCCGCCGTTTCGCAATCGTCGCAACACACTACCGTCGCCACCACGTCTAACGCCCCTTCCGCAATGGTGTCAATCAAATACGTTGTCGCTATCTGTGTCATCGTCGTTGCTATCGTAACTGATACAAATGATGTTTAAACAATCACGAGGATGCGGAAAATCAATCTCGCATGTACCGCCAATAGGTGTCAGCGATTCAGGAAAATAAAGTCGAGACCACAACGATTCGTCTATCCAATCGACGTAGACTACAACGAGAACCGTGTCCACAGGTAAGCGAATGAATTTCAAACGAAGACAATGTTTTTCGTAGACGCGAGTTTGCGTTCCCACTCGTACCGTACACTTTCCAAACACCACCACGTGATTGTGTTGACGACAATCGACCACACTTCCTCGACTGTCACTCTCGATAAACACGTCCATGATCTAATCTTCTTCTTCTTCGTAGTCGGTCGTCACGTAACTACTGTCGCTATCGCTGCTGCTGCTGCTGCTGCTAATGCTAAACGTCACGTCGTCAAATTCTTCTTCGACGGGAATAAATTTCGAATACGGCCACGGGACGGCCACGCTGTGATCGGCCAAAACAAAAGAACTCAACGTTTGCAGAGAAGGCACGTGGACGTGGTAGTGTTCGCGCCAAACGCTATCGTTGATGTATTTTTTGAAAACGGCCACCAACACCGTGTGACGTTCAATGGGAATGACGGCGCGCGTCTTCACTTGATAATGCTGAATTTCGTAAATCGTGCCAATTCTCACCAGACAAGAACCTTCAATTTGCAAGGGTTTCGTCACGTTTTTCAACACGACGCAATTCGTCGTGTAATATATAGAATTTATAAATACCATTTCTCACAGAGTCTCAATTTGTTCGTCGCAATAAAATAAGTTTTCGAAAAAATTCACCACCAATTGTCGAGTTCGATGACGCAATACAGCGGGAAAAATTGTCTTGATCTTGCCACGTTTCTCTAAATCGAGAGCGCACAACGTTTCCAAAGTTAGAGGATTTTCATACTTCAATTCGATCAGCGGAAATTCTTGACGAAATAATGTTTCAAAATTGCCAGAGGCGTTGTCGTCACTCTCCAAAAAAACAAAGAGGAAAACGATATTGACCAAATCGGCCGTCAATTGACGATAGGCAATTTCACGATCGGCGACTGGCATAGACAATTGACGAACTCGACCTTCACACGTGACATACTTTACCAGGACATCAACGTCGGGTAAAACCAGTTGGTCAACACGTTCGTCAACCATCAGCACCTCGGGAGCAATGATACGGTCACGGCCGTCTCTATTAGTAGTAGTGGTGGTGGTGGTGGCGCTGCTGCTGCTGTCTCCCGTTTTTTTGCCTGAACCCATTTTCTCTTTTTGACTACGAAAACAAGCGGAGCGTACTCAAATCCGACGACGCCACGCTGGCGCCCAAACACGATTGACGGGTCGCCACACGACCCGACGAACGACTACGTCGCCGCGAGGTGGTGGTGGTGGTGGTGGTGGTGACGGCCAAATATCGGGCGCTGGCTGCGGAGAGGCGGCCGCTGGAACGATGGGATCCACGCCCGGTATCGGCCGGCTGACTAGTTTTTTGACACGGCACCCACGACCGATTCCACCCACGACGTGAAAAACGACACGCGCGTATAGTACGACGGCGGACGACACGGGTTGGTGCCGAAAGACACGATGCCCACTTGAGTCGCTCGTCCGTTGAGCATGACGATCAGAGGACCACCGCTGTCGCCGAAACACGTCGTCGTATTCGTTCCCCCTCCGGCGGCAAACTGTTCTTCAGGTTTTATCGGGATGGTGGCCGTCATTTCGCGAACTTCCGCTTCTTGCATGATGGTCGCCGAACTGCCTCTGTCGCCTGTCACCGACCCCCAACCCATGGCCGTGATGACCATCGGTTTCAAATCCATCGTCGCGTTGGCCGGCAAACACACGGGTTTGACGAATTGCGTAAACTCGAACGGACGATCGACTTCCAGTAGAGCGATATCGCCGCGGAAATTGTCGCCTTGATTCCACGTCGGATGATTGACGACGCGTTTAACGGTTCGCGTTTGCCTTTGCGGTTCTTGCACGGCTCGATTGAAAACACCGGCAGCGATTTGAGCTCCGACGGCTATATTGCAGTGAGCCGCCGTCAAGATCCACGACGGAGCAATCACGCTTCCTCCGCAGCCACCGAGTGATGCCATCCAGGGAAATTTACCGGCGAACGAATCCTTGCCGTTGACGACGTACGATTGCACGCCGCTCTGCGTGCCCACGTTGCCGCAACCACCTGTGGGTCTAGGTTGCGGACCCGGACCAGGACTAGGACCCGGACCAGGACTAGGGCCAGGTCGCGGCGGTTTCGCACCTCCCGAAGTCGGTGATCGAGACAAGACTACACCGCCAACCACGCCCAAAATGACAAATACCAAAAATATAATCCAAAAATCTCGTTGTTCCATTACTGTAGCACTCTTTATATTATTGTTGAATACCAGTGGTTTCTTTAATCCATTGTAAATAGTGAGATACCCGAACGAAACCACCCGCACCTTTCGTACAAGGATCCGTCGCGAACGACATGATGCCGACAATGTGCCAATTTTCGCCCTGTTGCAACATGAGCGGTCCACCGCTGTCGCCGAAACAGATACGACCGCCCGTCGGATTGCTGGCGCACAATTGTTGAGCCGGATTGATGTTGAATTCGGTGCACGGTGCCACTTCTTGCAGCAAGACGTCTTGCAGTTTGGTCGCTCGCGTAGCGGGAAACGCTTCGGGACGCGTGTTACCCCAGCCGGCGGCGTATAAATTTTTGCCTTGGGTCACCATATTGGGCGTGGGCAGACAGATGGGTTGCTTGTAGCCGTCGAACACGATGGGCGCCGGCAATTCGATGAGAGCGATATCGTTTTTGAGTGTGGTTTTCTCGTACTGAGGATGAATGACGACGCGTTTGGCTTTGACCAAAATGCGTTGATTCTCGTTTTTAGACGTGTCGAACGCGCCAAACAACAAATCTAAATCGTTAGAATCGGCGTCGGAGATACAATGCGCCGCCGTCAGCACCCACCTGTTGGAAATCAAGGTCGCGCCGCAATTAAACAGATTCACCATCCACGGCCATTTGCCGGCGTAAGCGTCAGTTCCCGCGACGATTTGCGGGTCGAACGTTGTAATCAATCGTCGTCCGCACAATTTCGATGGCGGAACCGGTGGATTTGGACCAGGACCAGGACCCGGACCAGGACCCGGACCTGGACTTGGATTGGGTGGACGAGTGCCGCCACCGGATGTTTGTCGACGCGACACGTAGACGAGAACGCCGACGATCGGCGCCACCACCACGAATAAGACGAGGAAAAAAATGCCTATATTTCTATTGCGACGATCTCTGTCGTCGTCTTCATTACTACCATTTATTTTTAGTTAGAACCTTGAATTATGAGCAGCGTCGCGACGTACATGATAACCGTGACGGTAGCCAAATAGAGAACGTTATTGTCCTGTAGCGCTGGTATCGTTCGTTCGAGCGTTCGACGCGTAAACGGTAGCGATACCAGAGCGAAAACCGTCGCGACGAAAATAGCCGATTTCCACGCGGGCATTTTTTTAGTAGAAGAAGCTTCAACGTAGTCAGCCATTCTTTATTATTTATTGTTCTTTAAATATTCGTCGTATAAATAAACATGTATGCTGCTCAAAATATACAAGAAGATTTGACGATTAAACAGGGTCGTTATTTTTGGCTTTTCGTGGCTCTCGTCAGCGTCTTCCTCATCTACTTCATGGTGGACTGTTTCAACCTCTTTGGTGGTGAAGTTGACGAAGGTGATTGCGGTTGCGATGGCACGCTAGGATCGTCAGTGCTTTTGTCAACCTCCTAATTATAAACAGCATGTATCACGGTGACAGATCTATTCGTTTTTATAATCTCATTTATGATTTGTTTTCTCGAGCGAAACTCAAGAAAGAATTTATCGAACTCTGTTTGACCGAGGAACGTATGGCCAAATTCGGTAACGCCTTCACCAGCGTCAACTACGACAAGGCCAACAATTACGAGTACCACGAACAGATTGGCGATTCGACCGTCAACAAGTTCATCGTGTCCTACATGTACAATCGTTTCCCGCAATTGCGCACCAGCGACGGCGTCAACATTGTCGCTCGACTCAAGATCAAGTACGGTTCCAAAGGTCAGCTCAACATCATTTCGGAGAAGCTCGGATTCTGGAACTACATTTCCACAGAGAATGAAGAAAGAATTAAACGTAAAAAAAATCTACTAGAAGATGTATTCGAAGCCTTTTTTGGCTGTTTCGAAGAGGTCATCAACGAAACCATTTACGAAATTAAAGGTGTATGGTTCAACGGAGCCGGATACGATTTGTGCTACCGATTGTTGTCCTCCATATTCGATGAATTGTCCATTTCTATCAAATATGAAGCACTCGTTGACGGCAAAACGCGACTCAAAGAGTTGTTTGACGAACAGCGCCAGCATTTGCAGCAGTTGCGCTACGAGGACTCGCGTTCGGCCGACAACAACATGTTCGTCAGTCGAGCCTACAACAAGAACCAATTGCTAGGCGTCGGTACGAGTAACAAGAAAAAAGAAGCCCAAGAAAAAGCTGCCGACGAAGCGCTCATCACTCTGGCCAAATTGGGATTCGTCAAAGACGTCCCTCAACAGTACAGAAATTTAACTTAATTTGTGTGTGTGTTTTCAAGATTTCCAATACAACAAAATATTGAAAACAAATTTATACCGTTGTTTGATTGGTCGCCGGCAGCGGCGGCGGCGGACGATAGTGATATGAAATGCGGTCGCATGAAACGGAAACGACCCGCGTTTCACCGCCCATCGTGACGCTGACCTTGTGAGCCGACCCGTTCCAAAAGAGAAACGGATCGATGGGTACCGAAAAATAGGGCTTTTGTCGATTGTGATGACGTTGTAGTAGTTCCAGTAATTCAATAGCCGCCGTTCTTTTGGCTTCCTGTTTACTGCGACCCGTGTGTTCGCGAGTCACCATCTCGTCCACTTGCAACCTACACGTAAACAGGGGTTGATGATGTGTCGACGCTATCGGCGAGATCGCGATGGAAAATGTAGTGTTGACTTGGAACCCATGTTTCATGGCCAAATCGTTCAACTGGATTAACGCATTCTTCGACTGTGACATTTATCGTATTCCTTTTGTCTTCGGGTCGCAGAGTCAATTTTTTTCTGACCTCGTACTTCACCTGTCGTGGTAACGTAAAAGGTATATACATTTATTATAAACACATGTCTTACACCGGATTCAAGAAACAGACAAGCACGCGCGACTCGTACACGACCGACCAAGCGTGTTCTTTCGGTACATGCAGTATCTCGACAGAACAATTGCCATGCAACAAAACGGGCGGCATCGAAGACGAAACCACGTCGTTCGAATCGTGCGTCGGTGGATTCTGCCCTCAACGACGCGTTTGCGTGCCTCCCGATCGTAAAGAATGCGACGTCGGGCTCAATGACGGTCGCGTAGATCCATTGAGCTCTGTCGAATGGCAAGTCAAAGCTCCCAATCTCGTTTGCAAATACGATATCGATGAAATGAATAGCATCAACGTCATTGACAATTACAAACGTTTATTCGGTGACAATGACAATTACAAACTCATGATGGAACGACTGTGCGGCAGCGAAGCGACACTGTGCGCTCTGGATCCTCTAAGCGGTAAACCTTTTGAAAAGTGCAGCAACATCAACAGCACGACGCAGGTGGGAGACGAGTGTCGCCTGTTTTACAACACTCAAACGGCCGACATCAAGGACACGATCGTGCAAAACTATTGCGTCAAACATCCCAACAATCCCGATTGCAAATGCGTCGAACGATCCACCGATCCCAATTATCGCAACGTCAAACCCCATATTCCCTTCAATGACGGGTGCTGGTATCCGGCGTGCGCCACGGCACCCTATTTGAAAACTCAAGACGTCAAAAACGCCACGTGCCCATCTGACGTCTGCCAAATCGTTTTCGACAATTTAAACAATAATAATGTCAACATTTCAGACAATAAGAACGCCATCAATTGCAAATTTGAAGCTCCACCTCAGCCGCCGCCGCCGCCTCGTCCGTCGCCAGGTCCGTCGCCGCTGCCTAGACCGAATCCTCCTCCATCGTCGCCCGTCAACATCACCGCCGTCGTCATCATCGGTATCGCCGTCTTTGTCGTCGTCATCGCTCTAATCGCCGCCGGCGCCGGACAACGACAACGCTAGGCGACACACAACGCTAGGCGACACACAACGCTAGGCGTCGTCTTGACCAATCGAAGCCACGTAGTGTTGTAAACTTTGCGGCAATGATGATGTATCGAGACTATTGGCACGGATACAAATGGCGCTCCGTAACTTTAATTCCAGTGGAAAGGGTTTAAATCGTAAATCCCATTCGAATTTTTTTATCGACATCCAATTGTCCAGATAAACCATTAGTAGAATAACAGTTGGATCAAGGTTGATAGTTACACTGGCTTCAAATGTAAACCCCATATAGGATTTGCCAAAAATGAATCCAGATTTCGTTCTGCCACTGGCGAATCCGACTTTTATGCGACAACTAATAGATTCCCAATAATTGTAAGATGAATACGCAATCCTAATCTTAGGTGTCAGCTCGTGACGTTCCAAGTAAATGACTTCATTGCCAATGTTACACGTTGTACGACGACCGTTGATAACTATAAAAGAGTTCATCATTCGACGCACACACACACACACACGCCGTAACAACTCCTACAGTCAACTGTGGGCGACCAAACGTCAGGCAATCGAGTGTTGTAAACTTTTTTTATTGTGTGAAATACCAATGTCTATTTTTAAGGGAGGGTGAGGTTGGTTCGGGTTGTACAATCAGGTGGGATATACTAAAACTAGTAGACATTGGTATTTTTTTTGTATTTATTTCTTGACACCATTGTATTGAGGTTTATCTTTCTGGTAGGCTATTTTGAAGACGCGAGCTGGATAGTCGTACGCGTTGATGATGCGCGTCACGTCGGCCAACGTGATTCGTTTGTGAACCGGGTGGTGACGTTTCGTTTCCACGTAGTATTGCTGAATTTTCAACAAGAGACCGTGCCGCTCCTGGCTGACGTGCACGTAGTTTTTCATGATGTATCGATTCTTGTAGGCCAGCAGCAATTCGGCCGCGATGACGGGAATTCGCAATTCGAACCAATCGGCGATCGGGGCGCTGTCGGGATACAATTCCAAATACTTGCGTCGTTTATCGGCATCGCGACGAGCGATGCAATAGCAAAAGGCTCGACACGAAATGTTGTTGCGCACGCTGGCATAGTCGGCGTAGGCGGAATTCAAAACGCGATACTGGACGCGGTAGTCGTCGGAAAACAAGAGTACGCCTTGTTTTTCGAACGGATTGATGGCACTCACGGCTCGCACGAGATCGACGACCGTATCAAAACGAATCGTTTCGTTGATGGGAATGAATCCAATGGCTTCGTGGACTTTGAGCCGCTGATCGCGCTCGTCCGTCACCAACACCAAATAGATGCTCTCTTTTTGCAATTCGGGTCGAACGACGATACGATTATCGGCGTTGTTGATCAAGATGAAATGGTAGCGACGCGTCGTTTGCAATTGGTCGAGAAAGTCTTCGTACGATGAGAAACCGTAATCTTTCTGCAAAGCTTCGACAAACAGGTGACCGAACGACGTTTTGCTGGCCCAACGCGATTTGAAAGCGTTCAGTTTGCGATGCGTCGTCATGAGCCATTTGCCGTCGACGTACAGAAATTTTACGATCGTTCCCTCGTACGACCACGAAATCTTAAAGTCGGCCAGATTGATTTTGTCCAGACGCGTCACATTGTCGCATGTCATTTCTTCCGTGAAAGGAAATCCTCGATAGATCAATTGACGTCCCTTGAAAATGTAGCCGCGAATGAGACACTCGAATTCCGATTGAGGAGAAGAAGAACAATACACTTGATACGTGCCATCGTCGTCCGTCATGGCAATTTGATGACGCTTGATTTCATCCAAAAGAGCACCATCGTCTGCTTCAGCGTTGGTAGCGGTGGACACTACGGTAGCGGCAACGGGTGCCGACAAACACAATTCACTCAACTTCATAAGATACTCCATAATGTTTGCGAGTTTTACGTTGGCAAGAACGCTTCTTTAAACCTAATTTTGTTTAAAATAGAAACTCAATTTTTTAACTTCCATAATAAAACCATGAATAGTAGTGATATTGTAACTCTGATTCGATCCGATTGGGATATAGCGCAACTCGATCGCTACGATGCCCAATCCCTAATGTACAACGTCAGCCAGGAACAGTCGATGCGACTGGCTCCGACGCCGACCATGCCGCCCAAACCCGTCACCTACAAGGACGAAATCGTGCATATGGTTCTACCGCCCACTCAAAACTTTTCACTCCAATAAAGATGAACTACATATTTTTGGCTCTATCGACCACAGTCGTCTTGCTATTTTCATTCGTGTTCTACAAAACGCGCGACTCGCCGACCAGCGTTTCCCCAGCCGTGTCGTCGCCGACCTCCAGTATCTACGTCGTCAGCAACAGAAAGCCCCAATCTCAATCGGCAGTGCCGGCAGACCAGTCCATCTGTTTGGGCGGCTGTTCGTGGATGGACGGCTACGCGGCCGGTCCGCAACCCGTTGTCGATCCCTACGGTGTGGAGGAAAACGGCAGCACGTTGCCGCACGACATGCAATCGCTCGACACGATGAACACCATGCCTTTCGACTACAACGGTATGGCTCAACCGCAATCGGCGTTCGTTCAACCGGCGGAAATCACACCGACCCCCGATCCCGTTGTCGATCTTATACCTCAAGAAATTATTTACTAAAACAAACAAACGCGCGGCACTCCGAGAGATGAAAATCAAAAACGTCGATCACGTCGCTCTGCTCAGCCGTTGCACCACTCGCAGCCAACAAGTTTACGTCGAAAAGTACATCTTGTCGTCGTCGGCGTCGTTACCGAAAAATGTTCATCAAACTATCGATTCATTGCGTCAGGAAAACGAAGACATTCGCGACACGAATCGATCGTGCGTCAAGCAATACATTCTCGAACGCTTCGTCATGAAGTGTCCCTACGACAAGAAACAATTTTACCTCATCATCAATAATGCCATCATTTTCAAACTGATTCAAATCAAAGACTTGCAGCAGATGGTGCAAGTTTTAGATAGCGATAGTAGCGTATCGTGTGATGAGATGCTAAAGGGACATCAAGCCATGTCGAAAATAATTCTTGAACTCTCCAAATCACGTCCCACTCGTGACGCAGAGCCAAATAACCCAAAGTAAAGTAGATGGCGTTTTTTGAGGCGTAGTCGGGCATGCCTTTGAAACGTTCGATAATGTACGGTATGTCGTCGTAGCTGATGAGATCCACGCGTTCGGCTTCGAAATCCAAAACTTTTTTCAAAATCTGATTGAGTGTCTGTAGACTGGCGTTGAGATAGATTTCCGTCGTCAAACTTTGGTAGTTGACGTCGTCGGTCGTGCAAAATTTACTGTAATCGCACATTTATTCACACACGCACACAGTCTTATTTTACATATCCTAAAAAAGATATATAAAATTATTATTTCAAATTTAATCCCGATTGAATGTAGCCGATGATGGCTTTTTTGTAGTCGGCGGTGACATCCAATCGGAACCAGGCAATGACTCGCGTCAATTGTTCCAGAGTGAGACGCGACAGGTAGGCGTCGGTGATTTGACGACGCGAAACGAAATATTTTTTCAAAAAAAGTTGGTCGCCGAACGCTTCGGCCGACGACGGGTACGACATAAAATAATCGATATAATTCATTTTCATGGCTTTCGGAAGGAAATCTATTTCTCGCCAACCGTGATACATGGCGATCTCTTTGAGAAACGTCAACGGTTTTCGCATCCACCACGAACGAGAAAAACTGCTAAACGAAAGCGACGAGTCGCTCTCCAGCAGATGAACAAACGCGTCCACGTCTTCGTTCATGGCTTCCAATTTTCGAGGCAACGATTCATCGTACAACCCACGACAACACGACGTCTTGTCGACGCATCGCCAATAGTATCTGCCGTGAGAATTGGCCACGCTATCATAGCGTCGACCGTCGTAGCCGACCATGATTTGGTTCCTGAAATCGGAAGCCAGCAAAGGCGGTTGATGGCGAGTCATGACGTAATCTTCCATTGTGTAATTACCCGTTAAAACGCAGACACGTGACACGAAAACAATTTCAAGAGAACCATTCATCATACAAACTATCATAAACTAGATTAATTAATTTCAACATGTCTAAAATACATTTTGAAATTAAAAGTTTTTTTAAAGTGTATAATCGTGATCGATAGTTTCGGTGGTCGTCGTAGTGCTTTCGGTCGTACTATCTTCAGGAGTACTCTCTGTCGTCGACGTAGTAGTACTGCTAGTCGTGGGAGGTTCAACAGTCGTCGTTGTTGTAGGCGTAGTGGTTGTAGACGTCGTTGTTGTAGGCGTAGTGGTTGTAGACGTAGTAGTGGTTGCAGGCGTAGTGGTTGTAGACGTAGTGGGACGCCTGTGCGTGGTTGGTTCGGGAGCTTCCGGGGGGAACGGTTGCAGGCTAATGTGAACGAAACCTTTGCGCGTCAAATTGAGCACTTGCGTAAACCATTCGGGAACGTCGTCGTTGCTGGTCTTGTTGCGATGCTGCTGATGATGATGATGCTGTTTCAATTTACTCACGTCGCGTACCAACTGAGCGGTCGCGTCGTCCATCGTCACCGTCACGTAGACGTAGTATCCCAAAAGACTCAACACCATCAACAAACAGAGCACTTTGGTAGCCGTTAGAAAGAGCGCGTAGCGACGCGACGCTCGAGACTCTGGCGGAGCATGCTTTTTAGTCGTCAACGGCTTGTAAACTTCTTCGTGTCCGGATTCGATATCCATATTTTTCTCTGTTTATTTACTAGGTAATTGTATCCAATTTAGCTAGCAATTTTTTTCCGCTTATTCGGGAATAATAGTGCGACGCACGTACGTCACCACTTGATCTTTACCCGTGTAGGCGTCCGTCATGCGCGTGTAGCCTCCCTTGACCAATCGTTCGGGTGCCACCTGGCTGGGTGTACCGTAGCCACCGAAAACGGGAACAATGTAAACATCTTTGGCGTCCATATTTCTTTTTATTCTATACTTTATCATAATTCTATAAACCACAATAATTCGATTCGAACGGTACTCGTGGATCGTAGTAGCCCAACGTCTCAGCGCGTTTTAAAAGCGCCGCGTTGATGGCGTTAAATTTCTCCGTGTGATGCAATTCGTCGCAAATGACGTGCGCCACCTCGTGACACAGGACGTACATTAAACTGTTCCACGAATAGAATTCATTGGGGTTTTTACGTAAACAGACGACGATACGTTTCTTATTCTCCGTGTACGATCGACTACCCTCCTCCATGGTAAACTCGTTGTACACGTCGCGACCGTTCAACATGGCCGTCAAGTAGTCACCACCACCACCACCACTACTAGTACTACTTAAAATGTCGCGCATGGCTTCACTCAATCGATGCAACAACGAGACGGCCGAAGGTGAATTGATGACGTACGACTCGCGAACGCGTCGTCGCTGCTTAGCAATAATGACTACAACTAGACCAATCGTTAGAAATAACAAGACGAGAAAAAGGACTTGTGGTCTTCTCATTTATTGAACCCATTGATGTTGACACATACTACATTTAGCAAAAACGGTCATCGGTTCGTCGCCACTGCGCGTCTGACGACTGTAGGCCGTGATTTTTTTCGATTTACACTTGTGACAAATGAGAACACCTTCTTCGACATCGTGAGGCGACACGATATACTTTTCGAATTCTTGTTCCTTTTTCTTGTACTCGTCGAAAACGGGGAGATTCCAAACGTCGTCGTCCGTCACGGGCACACCGAAAATCATTTCGTACAAGACGCGTTTATTGGGAGCCGAGCAACCGTAGTGACGATTCAATTGCTCGAGCGAAAAACTCGCATCAAAGGCAGCCATCCGCGTTGCTTTTTCTTGCCGACAAAACGAGACACGGCCTCTTCGAACGTCAACGACAGTTCCACACACTCGTACAGATCCACGTCGTCAAGAGTCAAATCGTTGAGCTCAACTCGATTGACGACCGCGTCCACGCCCGCGTCCCAAAAACTCACAAAATCGAAAAGCGTCGGAAAGAGTTTCTCGATTTTTTCGCGAACGCGTCCCTGCTCCGCTTCCAAATCTGTCCACTGGTGATTGATGACATCGGCCAGACTGCCCACGATTTTTATGATGTTCTTGTAGTGCAACGTCGTCCACTCGCGACACACGAATCGATGGAAATCGCCGCGAGACATTCGCGACCAATGCCAATTGGTGTAGCGCGATTCGTAGAGCGCGTTCAACAGCTCGTCGCGCGTCTGTTTGACGTACACTTGACCGTCGACCGTTTTCGAAAAGGGACACCACGTCGAATTGTACACCCAATGCGTGATGGTGGCATTGTCGACACAAAAAGGCCAATAGGCGGCATCGGCTTTGGCGAACAAGAGTTTGAAATAGTGACGCACATCGCATTCGTCGTGCACTTGGAAAACGAAAAAACGATCGGCGTAGCGACGATTGCGAATCACTTGACAAATGTTTTCCACCGATAAATTGGGCAATCCGACGTGAGGGGCGTGAAGCCATTTGCGGTACTGACACAGCGAGTAGAGCAATTTACCGGGCACCAGCAACAATTGTTCGCGATTACTCAGCGACACGTGCGTCAATTGCAAGTTGGGATTGTTCATGATGACGCGTACTTCTTTCAATTGTTGTTCCATCTTGTACCATTCGTGCTCGGCGACGGTGGTGACGAGTTGATGAGGGGTCGGCAAAAGTTGCGCCGTTCGCAAACGTTCCATTTCGTTGAATTCGAAGCGAACGCGAGTGCACGCGTGCTTCTTGATGTCTTTGATCGAGTGGCCGACATAGTCGCACAATTTGCAACAGAAAAGAATCGATCGAGCCGTGCGACAGGGGGCGCGACGAAAATGTTTCTTAAACTCCCCGTCGTTGGCGCTACTAAACATACAGAAATCGCAAAACATGTTTCCACTTTTTAAGGTTATCTGCCGTACTTTTGGCCTCGGTTATTTTTCATATTTTTAATCGTCAAAGTGACGAGGAGAACGAGAACACCGCCGAGAGCGAAATAGAGCACCTTTTCCGACGTGGCGGCCCGCGTCGCGCATTTGACGCAATCCGCTTGGCTCTTGACCACATTCGAAGGAGCGTACATGGTGGGGGGTGTAGCGATTGTTGCCGCCGCTGGCATTATTCGCTGCTGCTGTTGCTGGAGCACGCGTTCCAACAAACGTTCCAAACGGTCCAGCCTATCTGCCGTGTTGTCGTTGTGCAAAATTTTGTAAATTGGAGTCTTATTCATTTTTATCTTTAAAAAATTCACTCCAAGAAAAATAATATATTTATCACACACGATATAAATAAATTATGGGCCATTTCCATCACTACAATTTCGATATTGGTAATGGAAATTGTCAGAGAACCGAGCTGTGCGACACGCTCGTCATCGGCGGCGGAGGATTCAAGGGCGTCCAGTATTTGGGCGGCTTGCACTACTTGAAAGAGCACGGCCATTTGGAACGCATCACGACGTATTGCGGTACGAGCGTCGGTAGCATCATTTGTTTGCTGTTCCTGTGCGGTCACACGCCGTCGCAACAGTACGATCTGTTGCCGTTGAAAAAGATTTTCCAGTTTAGCACGCGGCCGCCGTACGTGCACAGTCTACTGCCCACCGTTATGCCCACCTATCTCGATGTTCAAGTCACGTTCGAGCAACTATTCAAAAAAACTGGCAAGTTTTTTTTTGTCATTGCCTTCAACGTGACGATGCGGCGACAAGAGATTTTCAGCGTCATCACTACACCCGACTATAGCGTCATTAACGCCGTTCTCTTCAGTTGCGCCATCCCGTTGGGAACGTTGCCGCGCTGCGTCGAAACCCAGCACGTCTACATGGATGGAGGCATCGTCAACAATTTGGCCGTCGATGTGGCTCAAGATTTTGATTTCAGCGAACGAATCATGGCTCTATGTTTTCGACCGCGAACGTTACCGTTGCCGACGACACTTCCGCCACCGGCACCGGGTCTCAAAGAATTGGTCGACATTGTCTTTAGTGTACCGAGTCGTTTGCTCGACAAGTCGCGTCTCGAAGCGTGCTCGAAAATTCATCGTCTCTACGAATTCGAAGCCGACGGAGGCGGAGTGGAATCCATCATTTCGTTGGATCATGAGACGAAAATAAAACTTTTTCAACAAGGATATGATTTGATTAAAACCACGTTATAATAAAATATGGATTACGCTTGCCTAGGATTTTTCATCGCTGCTATGGCTGCAGGAATCGGCCTTTACTATTTTCTCGTTCGACGCTAAAGACGCGCTCAGTCGTTCGCAAAATATTTCACAACATGTGGATGTTAATAATAAATGATTCAAGTTATATTGACACTTTTAATTGCTGTCGGATTGTGCGCCGCGTGGACGAAAAGAAAATCGCCGTCCCTCATTGAAACATTCATGCCGCCCTTGTCGTATCGATTCGAAGAGCCTCCTCCTCGAGCCATGACGACCACGCTCGATTACAACACCACTAGACAACCGGCGGCATCGATGGTGCCTCAACCGGCAAGAATGATGAGCAGCGACATGCTGGTGCGTCCGCGTCGCGCTGAAGCTAGCGATATGTTGGCACCGCCCACCACCAATTTCACCTTGAATTACACTGTGCCTCCCAATCAGACGAGTAACGTGGCACCGCGCGTCGCCGACGTTCCCTACACTTCGGCTCTGCAAGGACCCGTACCCGACACGCAATACTTGGCCGTGGATCCCATGAACCCGTTGGGTTTGAGCCATAGCGGTCAATTGCAGCCAGTCATTTACCCGCGCGCCGTCTACGCCAACAAGATGAGCCGACTCTTTTCTCTCGGTGATCCCATTCGAGGCGATTTGCCTATCGCTCCTCTATCGGGCGACAATTGGTTCAAACCGGCCGTCACGCCGCACATTGATTTGCGCGAAGGAGCCATGACGGTGATGGGCGGTCGACACAACGACACCACCAACGAATTGGGTTTGCTCAAATACCAGTCCACGTACGGTGGACACAACATCAACGCGGGAGCCGAATTTTCACCCGACAACGAAATGGTCATGCAAACGAGCGGCATGATTCCACTCTACAGAGAAATGGTCAACAATGTTGGCGACGTCACTATCGCCACGCGATATTAAACACACACACGCACACACGCACACGCATATACAAAATTCAAAATAACACACATCTTATTTTGAATTTTTTTACGGGTCGGCACGTCGTCGGATCCAGCCGTTGACGGTGAAACGACCGTTTTCGAACGTGTTGGCACCCGTCACGGTGACGGGCAACACTTGATGCATGCGCGACGAATCGAAAACGACGAGACGGTTTCGAAGCGGTTTCACAATAGTGCCATCGTCGATAAAGACCAATTCTCCACCGGTGAACTGATTGGTGTGAAAATAGTAGACGTAGGTGAGTTCGCGTAATTCGCACGGTGTACAATTGTCCGTGTGTTCCAAATAGAAATCACCGTGACCGCTGCGAGTCACTTGACACTCGAAAGCCGAGTCGTCCAAGATGAAATCGGGATGCCATAAATGACGGCACATTTCGGGCAGTAAAGAGATCACTTTATGGTGAAACAGTTGTCGAATAAAAGCCGGTGTCACATTCATCATGGTCGATCGACGATAGTCGACCGCGTTGGTCACAGTGCCCGTTGGAAAGAAATTCTCCTTTTCGTCCGAAACGGCCGCCAACAAATTCAACACGTCGATTTCGTCCAACAAATCGTCGATAATGTAGACGCTGCTGCTGCTGTTTGTCGTCATGGCGGCCTAGTTTTTTTTACAATAATCTACCTTTAATAGAGATAAAATGTTAAATTCTCAAAAAATGTTATTGGTCTTTGGTGGGTTTCTACTCTTTGTAGTGGTGCTTATCTTGTTGAATTCGTCGTCTTCGGGACCGCGACGACCAGCTGAACCTTCTCTACCGGCTCCTGATGGATGGGAAGGTCAAGTGGCGAGAATCACCAACGCCGAAAGATCGAGTCGCGGTCTAGCTCAACTGGTGTTTGACTCCAAATTGGCCGACATTAGCCGCGCGCACAGCGCCGACATGAACAGTCGACGATTTTTCGATCATAACAATCCCAGCGGCGAAACTCCGGGAGATAGGGCTCGTAAAGCCGGCTACCCGTGGGGAGCCATAGGAGAGAATATCGCCGCAGGCTACGGGACACCCGAAGCCGTCATGCGAGGATGGATGAATTCACCGGGTCACCGTAGCAATATTTTGGGCACGTCGTACAAACGAATCGGTGTCGGCGCCGTGCGTAAAAGCGACGGAACACCGATATGGACGCAAATGTTTAGCGATTAGTAGTAGGCAACTCTTTGAGTGCTTGATTCATTTGATACTCTGGATCGTCCCACAACGGATTGAATCGTTCGTTGTTCCATTGGTGCAGGTCGAAAGAACCGAAACGCCACGAACCGTCGACCACGTCGGCTTTACAATAGTAGACGCACTGTTTCCAATCGTTGGACTGGAGAGCGTTGTTCAAAAAGAGACATTGATGGTCGCCCGTGTAGTGGAGCATGAGTTGTTTGAACAAGTCAAACGACGGCACGATGGCGGCGTAGTTGACGTACATGAGCTTGAGCGATTCCAAGTTGGTTTCGCGAAAGAGAAAGACGCCGTCGACGGCCGTGCGCACGTTCAACGGCATGTCCAACGCGAATTGCATGCATATAATGTAAAACATTCTAAAATGACTTCCGTTTTTAAACAAAGTTTTCTGAATTTTCTGTCTAAAAACGCTAGGCTGATCTGCACAATCGTCTAAAATGACGGCCAACCACTTGTCTTCGTCGGCCAATTCCTTGTTGCTAATAACCTTGGATTGACGTGTCAAAGCGTCGGCTAGCACTTGATCGTCGTACTCTTCGTAGACGAAAAGTGGCGGGAAAAATTCCCTATAAAATTCATTGGCACCTTCACTGCCGGACATGGCAATGCCCGTTTTAATGATATCGCTTTTGGCTTTCAGAATCGATTTGAGCAACGTCGATTTACCCGAACCGGGTTTGCCGACAATGATAATTTTCGAACCTCTAGCTTTTCGATCTTTATACGTGTATTGGTTGGGCAAAATACAATCATAATTGGGCAATTTTTCCAACTTTATCACGTCAGACATATTTTATTGTTATATACTTTCAATATTTAAAATGTGAAAAATATTGAAAGTTTACCAACTACTACCAACTACTGTTTTTCTACCATCACTACTACATGTGACTACCAACACAAAGAAAATTAAAAGTCGACTTCTTCTTCGTAGATAATGTTCTCGCCGCCGCCGAAATTCGAGTCGACCACGGTTGGAGTGGGAGAAGGTTCCAGTGACGACAAACTTTTGACGGCCTTTTTCCACCAATTCTTTCCGGCTTGGAAAACTTCCATGTGCTCATCGTTGGCTTCAATCATGACGCTGGGTTTGAAATCGGTAGTGATGCACGCCATCGACGAATTGGGTGGCGTGCCGACGGCTTGCGACTGGAAAATAGGAGCGTAAACAAACAAGCTGGAAAAGTAGAGCTGTTTGTTGTCCGTAGTGTCGTCCAATTTACCGCCAAAAGGCAAGTTCTCCTGGGCCATCATGGTGACAACAAATTTCTCATACATTTTATCAAAGTTATACATAAAATGTCCCATAGCACTCAATTGAATGGGACGAGTGTGCATCGGCTCATTTTTTTCATCGACAAACAAAACTAAATGACGTCTCATACATCTCAAATAAGATACCGGTTTGTGCAGAGGAGCATTCCACAAGCCATCAACATAACCAGTGTTAAGATTTTTACAAAGTAACGGTGACGAACGTAAAATGAGAAGGCGTGGAGCATCCAAAAGAATACCTGGCTTTTCTTCAAAGCCTTTGGTAATGGGGTCGAGTTTTCGAGTTACAAGTTTATGAGGTTTTCCAACAGCCATCAGTTCAGGTTTCCATCCAGAAGACTTCAAATTGTCTTCGCCAATAAAAAGTCCGGCCGGCTTGTTGATGGACTTACACGATGGGATGGTGGTCGATTTGGCATCGGTCAAACCGGCTTTCTCGGCAAATTTATTGGCTAGGGCTGCTTTGCTGTTCATCTTCGAAAGTTAAAAACAAAATCTTCTGTAATTCTGTCCAGGAAATCAAATCGTTTTCACGCAACTTCAGCTCGTCCGCCAACTCAATGGTTGAACCAGACTCGAGTAAGCCGATTATATACTGTTGCATGTAGGCGCGGTTTTGAATGCACTCGAGTTCCAAGTACTTTTCCAATTTCTTGGCATCGTTGCACATGGAGGCGGTACATTGGAGAATGCTACACAACGCCTCGTCGCATTGGAACAAGGTTTTGCGTTCGTGGGTTTGAAGTTGCTTTTCCTTGACGTAGCGGCTGATGAGACTGGTGAGAACGGAACGAGAACACGCCCCGTTGTCGTTGTCGTCGCCAGACACTTGCTTGATGAAAGCGCGCGTGGCGGCCGTGACGGGTCGACTCTTACCCAATCCCGTGTTGGCATTGTTGCGCGTCTTTTTCACCGTTTCGAGCGTTTTCAACATGGACGCAAAGAGCTTGCTAAACTCTTCCAAATCGTGAGCAAACTCTGGCTCCATCTGATAGGTGTTGATGAGCCGTTCCAGTGTCTCTTTGCACGACTTGATGCTCTCGTTGCGCGTCTGCTTCTTTTGACGCACGTGCAACTTTCCTTGACGAACCATCTTTTCTTGAGAAACCATCTTTTCAGTCATTTTTATTGTGGTAATACGTTCTTTTAGCTCGACGTTCAATATATCTGTAAAATTTACAGGTAATCGTGGTGAATCAAATTTATTTGGCTCCTAAAAAGAATCAACCGAGACACATAAACACACATATACGATGAAAAAACTATCCAAACAAGGAAACTACGGCACCGTCTACGAGGGAAAATATAAAAAAAAGAAAGCCATTTACAAGACCAATAGCTTACCGGACGTGAATTTGCAACACGAACGCGACGTTATGCTCGTCTTGAACAGCGACCAGAGAATGAAATCTTTTTTCCCTCGACTGCTGGACTATAAGGAAACGGCGAAATCGCAGTGTATTGTCATGGAGTTTATCGAACACGAATTCACTCTGTACGACGCTATGGACGAGCTGAACACGAGCGAAAAAGAGCTCATTTATTTGCATCTCTATTGCATGCTCAAAGTGGCCAGAGAAATCTGCGATTTCACCCATTACGACTTGCATTTCGACAACATTCTTATGGTGAAAGCGTCGCAAAGTAAACACGTGTACACGTTCAACGACGGCACGCGTACCATATTGCCGTACGATGACTATCGTCCCATCATGATCGATTTCGGGTTCAGCTACTGTCGGGGCGTGACAGGTTTACGCGCGCCCATGACTCAAACGCATCACTACATGAATCCTATGGTCTTTTGTCCCATCCACGACATTTACATTCTGCAAAAGAATTTTCAGCATTGGGGCGTGGAATTTGAAGTCGGGTTGCGACACGCTCGACGCCATCGACAATTCAAACGCAGTCTTTTTGATTTGCTAGCGCGAGTGACTCAATGCGCCGACTACCCACGCGACGAAGATGAAACTCCGCCCACAACGGAAGGAGGAGCTTCGGGTTACAATTCCGATTGTAGCAGCAGCGGTAGCAGCAGCTGTAGCGATAATGAACGACAATGGCGAGATGTGGGTCGCTGGAAAAGCGTCCGGACGTTGCGCGAAAACCAATTGTTTACGCACTTGTTTCACCTCGACGACTCTATCGTCCCCATCGAAGCGTGTCACGCGACATTGGAATCAAAAGACTTACAGGGGGTACTCATGTATTGGATAAAAACATATCAAGAATGGTACAAGGAAACGGCAACATTTACAGAAGCGTACACGAGTCGTTATTTGGAGTCGACATTGAAATGGTTGAGAGAATTCGCGTGACGACATGTGACCTTTGACGTTGTCGCTGTCGTTTTCTACGTCGATCACGTGCACGTCGATTGTCCAGATTACGTGACGGAAGCGCTATACGAGCGACTGAGGGCCGTCGCCGCCGTTGCTGCTGCTGCTAGTCAAAACGCCGTAAACGCGCCACATAATGTGCTGACAGACGCACGTGTCGGGTCCTCGCGTCTCTGACGCCCAACTGCAATCGGGTAAATGGAAAGCGTCGCCGACGGGAATCATCATGAAAAACATTTTCAACACATCGCTTTTGCGAGATAGCCATTCAATGTGCTTCTCCATTTTTATCTACATCAAACAATTATTTAACAACTGTTATAAGCATTTGCGTAGGTAGAATAGCAAAATTTACGTCCGCTACAGTTTTCGATGCTGGGCGCGTTGTCGGCGGCGGCGGCAGCTGCTCCCGGTCTGTTGTAGAGATCTTGTTGGTGCTGCTGCAGAGGAGGTTGACGGTACGGAGTGTTGTAGTACGATTGCTGAAGTTTAGCCGGTGCCGTCGCCGCAGTCGGTTGATAATGCTGCTGCTGCTGCTGATACTGTTGCGGCGTTGCCTGTTGATAGGCGTACGGCTGCTGCTGATAAGCGGAGGCGGCAACCGGCTGCTCTACTGGATACCCAGCGGCGGCGGCGGGTGGTGGCGCGTACGACGGAGGCGGAGCGTAAGCTGGAACCGCGACCGAACCTTCGATCGCGGACGCGATGAACTGAGCGAAATCGTGTTCGTTGTACTGACCCTTGAAACGAGCGATGGGCATTTGTTTGCGATAGAAAATAACGATGGGTACGTGTTGAATGGAAGCGTCGCTGCCATCCTGATAGACGCTACCTTCGGCTTTCGAGACGACCGACTTGTTCTCGCTCAAATTGACGGTGAAAAATTGCACTTTGCCTATATAGCGAGGCATGACACGATCAATGACCTCTCGCATTTCCACGCAATACTTGCAGTCGCTACCCGTCAGAAAGACGACGGCCAACTCGGACGGCACCTGTAAAGCCAGATATTTTTTGAACTCTACGACAAGAGTCTCGAAAGCATTCGATTGAAGTGTTTGCATCATTTTTCTTTATTCGAATCAAAGATTTATATTAAGAAATAGTTCCAATATTCCATGAAAAATATTGGAACTTATAGAAATTGCATCAACGAAGCAATGCGTTCGAGCCAGTAGGCATTCACTTGCGATCGCGTCGCCAAACACACGCGCAATTTGAAGGGTGTTAGGTTACGAAAAAATTCGTAGCCACGACAAATGCAATAGTGAACCGTATTGAGAAAATGGTCGTCCATGACGTCACGACCTGTTTGTTTCGAAACCTGACGAATTTTGTCGCAATAGAACCGCGTCAACTGTTGCGACACTTCGACCGGAAGACTCTTGATGTCGTACACTTGGACAAATGCCAGCAACGACCACATGTCCTCATCGCGAGCGTCCAGATTGAAATCAAACTTTTCTAAATCATTCATCGTGTGTACACACAAACTACATTAAAATTTGTGAGCAATTTTAAAATCAATTGATATTAATAAATAATAATGGTCAAATCTAGAAAAGGAAAAGGATACTATAAGAGATGTTATTGGTTTAAAAGAGGGTCCAATAAACGTGTCACTACCAAAAGAAGGACGAGACGAAGGTACACTCGTCGTCGTCCGTACCCCAAGACGACCTATTTTGGACCGAGAAATTACGATCCCTCCCTAGATCTCGCGGAAGACGCACCGTCAGTATTTCTGACACCGTCAATAGAGGCTGAGCTGCCACCGCCACCGGATTTCCTGTTGGGACCGGCGGCAGCCAAGGCTCGTCGCAAATCTCGCAAGTCCAAACGTCGCTCCAAGCGACGTTCAAAAAGAAAGTCGCGCAAATCTAGTAAACGTCGCAAGACCAGCAAACGTCGCCGCCGTTATTAATTTTATTTAAATAAAATGGTAGCTCGTACTAGAAAGAGAAAAGTTTGCTTTAGGGCCAATGGAAAACGAAAGTGTTTCATGGCCAGAGTGACAAAGAAATCGCGTAGAAAGTCTCGTCGAACTAAACGCCGAAAGTCTAAACGTCGCGCTTCGGCCACGACCATGAGACGTACCATGCGTCGGTCGAGTCGTCGCCATCGTAGAGCCAGTTTTGCGCCGCAAATGAACGTCATGTACGACTACGTTTAATAACCTCCAATAAATGAACGCAAACAGATCATCGTTTAGATCGACGACCGATTGGGGACCTTCTTTTTGGTTCTTTTTACACACGAGCAGTCTGGCCTATCCGGCGACACCATCGTCGCCTCACGTAAAAGCGGCCATTGACTTTCTCATCTTGTTGCCCAATTTGTTACCCTGTCCCTATTGTCAGCAACACGCTCGAGACTACGTGTCGAAATCCAATTTATTGCAAGCGACCATGTCGCGTCAATCGCTTTTCGAGTTTTACGTCCATTTTCACAACGCCGTCAATCAACGCCTTCACAAACCGCTCGTCGGTTTAATGCAAGCCAGAAACATGTATTCGACGCGCGTGGCGGGATGGGGACCGCCATTCTGGTTCTTTTTACACATGACGGCGTTGACGTATCGAGATCAACCCACGTTTGCAGATCAGACGCGCATGCGTCAATTTCTCGAAACGTTTCACATCTGGTTGCCGACGACGGCAGCCCAACATTTGGCCTACACCTACACGAGTGAAATGGGAGGAGAAGCGTTGACATGGGCGTGTCTGAACAAAGCCAATTTGTTTTACTTTTGGTTCACGTTTCACAACCACGTCAATCGTCGACTGGGCAAAGAAGAACAGACGCTGCAACGCGTCAAAGAATTGTACAAGACAAATTAATTTTTCAAAAAATGTTGTGTAATTCAAGATGATAAAGAATTGGTCAAGAACAATAGAAAAATGTCGGATGAAATCGCGGCGGTACCCGAAGACGACTTGCTCGTCAGCAGCGAAGAAGAGTTGGATGACTATTTCGATTACGATGGAGACGCGGCCATTGTCGAATATCGCAGCAGCAGCGGTGGCGATGACGACGATGACGATCCAGACGAGATGACAACCAAAAAAAGACGATATATATTTCCGAAACCTATCCACTATAATTTGTTCGAGTCGACGGACGATATCGATAAAATGTTCAACAATCACGTCCAAGTGTACACGATACCTCAGCGATGGAACACGAGGCATCCGACGGTGCCGTCACGCGTCGTCAACGTGAAACTCTGTCGACTCTATTTGCTAAAGAAACCGTGCGTCTACAATAATCTGTGTAAATTCGCGCATCATTTTACCAATATTACCCGATGTAAATACGATTTTTGCAAGAAAACTAAACTGATCGGTCCCGGGGTGTTTGTCAACGAAAGTCACAACATGTGCCGACTGAGGCATCACACGGAATCGCTCAATTCTTTCATCTATAGAACCAAACAGACGACCGTCTTTGATCTTCGATTGACTATTTTTAGCGAATTTGTCGACGAATTCAGGAAGCATTTCGTCTTTCCCATGAAATGTAAATCGTTGCACGTGACGATCGTTTCGCGAGACGTCGAAGCCGCCGCCGCTACGGGTTAGTAGTGGTGGTGGTTAAATCTCGAACGCGTTCGTTGGCATTGATGATGCGCCCTCCGTGTTCGAGATATTCTTTTTTGCGAGACAAGTAGTGCAAATTCATGATGGCGTGCTGGTCGACCACGTCGACGACGACGGGCACGTTTTTCGTTCGCATGACTCTGCCCAGAAATTGGATATAGTATTGAACCATGTCGGCAGCGACGAGTAGGGAATCCAATTTGGGAAAATCGAAACCCGTCCCGATTTTGCCAACGGTGCCGATCAAAATGTCGCACTGTTTGTCGTACGTGTGCACGTTGCCCGTGAGGAGGCTGACGACGCGCGACGGTCGCACGGTCAAAAGTAAATCGCGCAACGCTTCACCGTGAGCCACGCGTTTGACGAGCACGAGCCACGTGCGGTCAGCGGGGAACGTTTGAATAATGTCGACCAGTAAACGATGACGCTGCACGTTGGTGGCTTGCTGTTCCAACATGTAGTTCCAGTCGAGTTTGCCGTAAATGCGCCGCTCGAGCATCACTATGCCCGTGTACACCGTGTAGATATCGTGTTTTTTGAACAATTTTTTCACGATGAAATTTTCACCGTAAAAAAATTTAAACAAGACGTGCAGTTCATCGGGACGATAGGGTGTCGCCGTCAAGCCGATGAATCGTTTGGGACAGAATTTCAACAAATTCAAACTGCGTTTTTCGCTGAGCAACAAGTGGGTTTCATCGGTGACGAGCACGTGATCGACCGGGATGTCGTTTAATTTGTGAACGTTGGCAATGTTGATGATGCCAAAATGATAGTCGGTGCCCGTGTAGCCTGGCAAGTCGACGACGAGAGCATCGCCGCTGCAAAACGTGGCGATCGATTCGCGCCATTGTTGAACCAAACAGACGCGATGACAGACGATGATGGCCGGCAAGCGAAGAGAGCACACCAACGACAGGGTGGTTATGGTTTTCCCGAAACCGGGAAAACAGCTAATCATGACAACGTGCGTTTCGGCCAATTTGATGCGAGCATTTTGATGAATATTGACCTGTTCGGGACGCAACGTGCCCGTGAATCGGGGAAACGAGAGACAAGGTCGATACAAGCGATTGTTGCCGCTCGTCGGTACGGCCGAGAAAGGGACACTGAACGTCGGCCAAACACCGTCGACAAAACACACGCGAGTCGTCTTGTCTTCGAGAACGACCGTAAAACGATCGCGTAGACGTTGTTCGTCTTCGACGCGTTTCAAAACGACACGCGTACTCATTATCTTTATGTTGTAGGCGATGAGGCTTTCTGATGCAAACTTAAAGCACGGCCGGAGTGAAACTCTTGGCACTGGCACGAGCCAAAAAGACGGCGGGATCGATGAGTTTCTTGGTGGTGACGGCCGATGCCGGCAAGTAGCCGTACTTGATGTACTGTTCGATTTGAGGTCCCGGATCGAGACTGTAGCACGCGCGACACGACGTGATACTGAAATCTTGGAATGCCGAACCGACCATAGCATCAGCCGTTCGAGGTTTCTTGCTGAAAATTTCAAACATGTAGGCCGGACGCAGACCGACTTTGACGTTTTGCGGTTCCACTAAAAACTGAATGGAATCCAATTTGGCTACCGTCATGTACGAGGTGAGCAAATGATCGAAACGAGACGCGTACGAAAAATGACAACCCAACGGGAAATATTTCGAGTAATTGTAATTGAAACCGTGAGGAGTGGAATCGAGACCCGTATAGCCTTCTTTGTACCAGTAGGCTACGAGATCTTTGGCGGCGCTGAAGGCTTGCGTTCTATCGGCAATCTGAGCGCCCTTGTAACCGTGCTGTTTCAATACGTCCAACGTCATAGCCGGCCACATGGTGCCGTTAGCGGGTACGCTACCGTCGCGAATGATTTGCATGACTCGATTGACTTGTTGGAACAAATTCTGTTCGAAAGCGTTGGTTTGCGTGCGCAATTCCATGAGTTTATCGAAATCCAGACCCAATCCCTGTTCCGATTTGGGAGCCAAGAGCAGACCGAGTTTAGTGTTGACGGCCACCGATTTGCCGACGGTCCACCACAATCCGCAACCGACTAAAGGGTACGTCCAGTAGCCGCGATAATCGCGCGGAGAAACGTCGGCGCAAATGTTGGGCGGGAAACCGCCGGGACAGTCGTCTTTCAGGTCGGTCGTCAAGTATTCGCGCACAAAGCCGCTACGTGACGCCGAAGCGGGAGCTTTATTGCCGATCGTGTACGTTCCGTCGCGATAGCAACGTTTAAAGGTGCCCTTGGATTGAGATCCACCATACGAGCCGTCGCTGACGACGGTCAAACATTTTTCGTCGGGGAATTCGCAAGCCGTCGAAGAGCAATCTTGAGGATACCACCACGGTGGATTGCGACGCGACATGTTGAGTGGCTGACCACCGGACGTCAGACCGGGTTGCATTTCGTCGAAAAACGGATCGGGTTTACTGCTGCACAAATCGGGGACGGCGTATTCGCCCGGATAGACGAAACCTTCGTAAAAAGAATCGTTGGGAAATCCTTTCATGCCCGACATGCCGTTTCGAACGATGGTATCTTTGCGATAATTGCTATCGGGATTGTTGGTATCATAGGCGCGTTTCATGAGCCACGCGTTGGTCAAATTGACGACCATGTAGGGCCACGTGGGACAGTCCAAAAGTTCTTTGGCTTGCAATCGATTAGGACTGTAGATGCATTCTTTGTGAGCGATACGCAAACAATCGCACACGTTGCCGTCAAATAGTCGCGAGTAGTCGAGTTTGGCGTCGGAATCGATGGCCGTCAACAAAGGCATACGATCGGTTTTGTAGTTGGACGCTGAGGCTTTTTCTTTGCCTGGAATCCAATCGAGATAGTAGGCGTCTAAATTGTCGTAGATTTGTTCCAATTTGACCGGGTCAGTCAACGTCGTCATATTTGGCCACAATTGTTTGAAATATTTCGTTAAATTAGCGGCAAGTTTGGCGTCGACGGGTCCAGGCACGGGTACGGGCACGGGTCCGGGCGCGGGTCCGGGTCCCGGTACTGGAGGTTTCATCGTACTATCGGGAGCATTGATGTAGGTGGGGATTGTAAACTCGGGAAACGTCATCATGTCCGGTCTGGGCCAATAGTTGCCGATGGGAAAGCCTAGCGACTGTTCCGAATAGGCACCGTAAGGCGTGTAGGCCGCGATGGGGGGTTGGGGTGGATTAGGTAAATCGATCGTCGCCGGTAGAATGGCACCGTTAAACATGAGAGGCGCGCCACCGTACAGACCGTACGTGGGTTCAGCCGGTGGTAACGGTGCAGGTGACCGTCTTTTCTCTGTAAAGGCAAAAACTCCGAGTACTCCCAAGATCACCACGAAAAACATAATCAACCATAACTGATTATTCATAATTTATTAATTTAGAGAAATGAGGAACGAATATTATATAAAGACAGAGAGCATAGCTTCTTCGCTGGCCGTCCGGTCGTGTAATATATGTGTTGTGACAATGACTCTTTTTGCCGCATGTCAACGTCGAGGAATTTGTTTGAAATTCGACGCCAATTGGTCGGCTACGTGGAGGAATGACACGACCGCCGTGTGCGTGGTCGTCGTCACATCGACGGGTAATTTCGCTAAAGGTTACGAAACGTTATGGTTTGAAACGTCCAGTCATCAGTCGTTGGTCAACTATGTGTTTCAGTCGTGCGGCTATCGACCGTTGTGGTTAAACGAACGAGAATTTCAGTGCTGCGTGACTCGCATCGAACAAGACCCGTGTCAATGTTCAACGTGCGGTAAAAGCGTCAAAAATGAACGAGCCATGAAACGCCACAGAAAACTCTATCATTTTAAAAATTAACCAAAACTTTTAAAATGACACTATTCAAAGATCTTTAATGAGCGTCACGGGTCGCCGATCCGCTTCAGGTGGTGGTGGTGGTGGTGGCGTAAAAGATTGCGGTGGCATGGACCGGAAACTTTTACGACTCATCGGTAACGCTCTGGCTCTTCGAGGTAACACTGTGGGCGTGTACGCCTGCGTGAGCGACGATGGAGCTAAACGCGGCGGCGGTGGCGGAGGCGGTTCGACGAATGATGGCGGCGCTTCATCGGGAAAAGGACGCGACTCTTCATCTGGACGAGCAGATTCGCTCGTTTGCGTCAACATGACGTGAGCTGGCATTGGTACTGGTACTGGTGGTGAAACGGTTACCGGCTTAGGAGAAGCAGGAGCAGGAAGACGAAAGGAGCGCAGAGGACGTCTGACGGGAGCCGGTCGTTTCATGGCTTCGTAGACGACGACTGGTCGCTGTTGTTGAACGGTGGGGGTGACGGGTTTCGGATACGACAGCAAGTAGACTATCGCCAATAGACTGATGATGATTCCACCTACAAACACCTTTCTATTCATCATTTTATATTATTTATTTTCTTCAGAAATTTGGTCATTGGATTTGACCCAGATTCCGATATTGATGTGTTCATTGTTACTCTCAATCACCATCGGCTGATGTTTATTCAAGTAGATTTTCAGTTGAGGTCCAAAAGTGGCGATTTTGTTGGTACTTTTGATGTTGTTGGCATTGAAACGTTGAGGCGGCGATAGCGGTTCACTGGCTTCACCGATAATGGTGGAACATTCGATGATTTCGTTGACTTGGAAAGCAAATTTGAGACTCTGTTCGCTGCGTGAAATGTCGATCCATCCGGGTTGCATTTGAATGTTGCGACAAATGCTGAGGTATTCTTCGTTGGAAACGTTGACGGGATCGGTGATGCGTTCACCGAATTCGAGTAGCTGATTCTGAACGAGAGTCACTTTGATTTTAGCGTTGGATTTCACTTTGGGATAGTCGTTGGTTTGACTATTTTTCGACGTCTTTTGAGTCTTAATGATTTGAATGCAAATATTTCCGGGAAGAGTGTCGTCCGTGTCGTCGCTGAGAACGGTGAAAACAACGTCGTCCGTCTTTTTGGCGTTTTTGAACGTCGTTTTCAGGTACTCTAGACTGATGCCAATGTTGAGCTCTTCCACGTCGCCGGTCAACGTGTACGTATCGAAAGCCTCTTTGGTCACTTTGGCATTGGCGTGAATGTGGTGTTGGACATTGGTATAGATTTGCAGACCGTTGTTGCGAATTTTGAAACACGTTTGCCGGATGCGAGGATTTTTGTCGCACAAAGGACTAATTTGTAAATGTAAATCAAAGAGATTCTTGTAAAAGAGTCCCTTGGCTCGAGACACGGCTTCGAAAAGGACACGTTGTTGCTGCTGATCTACGTGCATCATCGTCGTATCTTTTTGTATTGTAAAACGACAAACTCTTAACTCTCTAATAATAAAAAATGAACAAAATTCTGGTCCTGGCGTGCATCGCGTTATCGTTGGCTCTCTTCTATTTCAAGCGCAAACACGATCAGTGCCGCCGAGAATTAGAGAAACAAAAACGACTCGTCAAATCGCTGATGGAGGGCATCGAATTGGAACCTTCGCCAGCTGAAGAAACGTCGCAACTCATGAATCTGGCCACGACAGCCATCACGCCTCTCATTTCGTTCATAGGACCTAATCTTTTGAAAAAGAAGAACGATTTTTTAAAGGAAACTATCGATACGAGTGATTACGAATTATCTCAGCAAATGCGTCAGCTAGACGAAATAGAAGAAGAAAATGATGATGATGAACCAGCGCCACCACCAACGCAGGCAAAGCTTGTATCCATGCCGGCAACACCACCAAAACCCATGCCTGCAGCTGCTGCACGACCAACTCCACCTCGCCCAGCATCGCCGCCGCCGCCCATGGTGCCTCCAGAAGTATTACTAGCGGCTTTGTGGTCCAGACAAGCCGAAGCGTTGGCCGGGACGTCGCCACTGCCGCGGACGTCGAAAATTACAGAAATTTTTGACGATCCACCGGCAGTAACAGCACCGCTTCCAGAACCACTGCCGGCAGTAGTAGAAGAGGTCAATGAACCAGAGGACATTGTTTCACAATTGGCCGATGCCGTGGCCGACGATGAACAACGCGACCTACCTGAGTTGTCGAGTAGTCTACCGGACACACGCGACGTCACGGGTCTACCTGACGCCTTGAAACGCGAAGCCGACGCCATTGACGAGGAAATTCGACAATTTACCCACGACAATGAAGATGAAGTTGTGACCACCACAGTGGAAAAACCTTTAGCCGCACAACAGGCGAAAAAGAACAAAAAACGAAAACCCTTGTACAAACATCCGGCCTTACAACCCGATTTTTTCTGTCAAGACGGTGTTTGCTCCATTAAGCCAAAATAAAAAAATTCAGTAATTTGTGTGTATCTGTATGCGTGTATATCATATAATAAATGAAGGAAGTCGCGGTCGATATCGCCACGGCGCCGCCTCGTCACAATTTTCCATTCGAATACGTCAACGACCTGTCGGAATTGAACAGAAAACGCATAGTAAAGGTGGAAGAAACTCGAAAAGATGTACGCGACACCTTCGCCAAATACGAAAAGAAATTGGGCAGACAAAAAGGCTGGGCTAACTTTAACGAATCGATACGTTCGCTCGTCAACGTGTGCGCCATTCCCCTAGTGGCTACGGCCGTCATCTTCCCCATTTCAGTAGGCGTCACCGTACCCTTGGCTATTGGCGGACTAGCGGTGACGAGTTGCTGCGATCTCGCCGAAGAACGCAACAAAAATAAACAGACGCGATACGCCAGTATAGTCGCCAGATCGCAAGCGACACTGTCGCATCTCGATCACGTCGTCGACAACGTGCTCACCGACGGCATCGTCACCCAAGCCGAGTACGAAATCGTTCTCAAGAGTTATACCGATTTTAAAAAAAATATCCTCTGATTAAAAGCAAGTTGATATCTTACACATTCTTTCTTTATGTCTAAGTTAATATGTGTTCCGCCGTAACCAATACCACCATGATGCCTTCATCTTACGACAACGGTTCCTTCTTTTGCACCACAAGAACAATGGTGGGAAAGACTAGATTTGCCAGCGGTAAAGAAATAAAATTGAACATTGTAGAATGTATGGAATTGTTTTCCAAATACATCTTCAACGACAAAAAGGTTAACAGCATCATCCAATTGCGGACGGGTTTCAAAAACGCCTTCACTTGCGACCTCTACCTTCTCAGTTTCAACAAGCAAATTTCCATGAAAATTTGTAAAAACGGTTCCTTTCAATTCACAGGCAATATTACCCTTCAGTGCGCTTACGAAGCCATTCAGTATGTTATCTCTTTACTTAAACTATTGTATCCCAAAATGTACGAAAATGATACTTGCGAAATTTATATTTACGAAGTTATGAGTAATTTTGTCCTTGACCTTAATCGTCCTATTGAACCCGACAGTCTAATGACTTTTTTCCAAACGATAGCTCCTCACTATAATAACTACACGTGCTTCAATTCACAAACATCCGGCACGTTCACGTGCAAGTACAACGTCGGAACGACCGAGGTCATGCACCGTAACGTCAGCTTCTTTGACGAAGTCAGCTTTGTAGAGCACGTGCCTTACAAAGATTGCGTCAGCAGTAAAAAATTGGGTCTAGATGAACGCAAAGACTATTACATCACTTTTCTCGTTTTTCAATCGGGAAAAGTTATTGTGAGTGGCATCAACGAGACGATCGTCGAACGCGTGTGTCGCGATTTTTGTCTCGTCGTGAAAAACTATTTCGACACGATCGCCGACAGTGGCGGCTGCATATTTCAGCACCAGCCATTGGAAATCTCCAAAAAGATCATGAAACGAACGTGTTACGAAAAAATTTCACTCGTCAAAATCGAAGACGATCAATATATAATTGTCCGCGGCAAATCAAACTACGTCAACAGCCGCAAATCCAAACTCGCCTCCAAATATTCGTTGTGTAAGACTATTTACGAAAACGACTGTTTGAACATTAACGTTTGCAAAGAACTGAAAAATATGCTGAAAAACGATAAGAACGTACACTTTAGCAATGTGGGAATGACGACAAGTCTAGACGAGAGCATCATTATTAGCCACATGGAAAAGTGTAACACGGCACCAGTAGAAGTACCAGTGGCCGGCGGCACATCAGTGGCTGTCGGTTAAATTTCAAAAATTTTAACATCTTTGAAATTTTATTCAATGTCCCAATCGCTGTCGATCGACGGCCACACTGTTGGCGTGAAACGACAGGAAAGTGTAAAACAAGACCATCAATTTAAAAGGAATCGTTTCCAAGTCGAGAACCATGTTGATGTAGTCGTCTTCATCGCAACGAACGGCACCGACTTTGGTCGCCGTTTCGTCGACAAAATGGTCCACAATTTCCATCATGATACATTGCATGTCTAATGTTTTGTTACATTTCAAAATGAAGGCTCGCATTTCTCTCGGGTCGACATCCATGTATTTTATCGAGGCTTGTTTAATACACTGATATAACTGAGACATTTATATTATAATTTTTAATTCTTTGGCCTTTTCAAAATCTTCGTCAGTCAAAGGCGTAACTTGACCATCACCCAGATATTTACCAACCACGGATTTCTTATCCAAAACGAAACCCTCGTACACGTACAGTCCGTACTCGTTCTTTTGCATAGTGATGGTCTGAGAAGGGAAAAGATTCTTAATCAATCGATCACCGGCTTTGACCACAAATGGAACCAAAAGTTTAGTCTGATGGTGAGGATGAACCAAATCTGGACGTTGAGATTTTTTCTTAGATTTTTGTACAGGTTCTGAAAGTGGCGGCGATCGGTCCACTCCCGACGATGGCGCTTTGCGTTTGGGACCGACGGTGAATTTACGAGGCGACGTTTGCTTGCGTTTACGTTCCGATGATCCGACGAGAGACATTTCCGACATGAGCTGATGCAGAGGAACCGGGGGATGGGGGGTAAGAAAGCGACGACGAACGGCGACGGCGATTTTTCGACGCGGCGGCGAAGGTGAAGGCGTCAGAGGCAAAGAATCTACTGGAAATAATTGTCTGACGTGTGACGGTTTAGATGTATCCATGCTCTTTCAGTTTCAAATCCAAAAACGATTCAATATCAATGACTGTATAGGGAACTTCAATCAAAACAATATTGTTTTTCAAACACAAATCTCTTTTAATTTGATCCCTATACTTTTGATTGAGAAAAGCGTCACGCGACGAGTGAAAATGAGGCACGTAGTGGTAATGCTGTTTACCTTGATATTCTACGGCGAGAGCCAGCTCAGCGTTGTAGCAGTCCAATTCGAGATCGACTTTAGTGACGGGATTGCGCAAAAAAGTGGGACGCTTTTTGGGAAAGGGTCGATTGAAGCGCTCCTCCAAGTGACGTCGGCAAGCCAATTCACCGCGACTGTCGGCCGGCGCGGTTGAAGTACTAATGGACGTGTCTACTGGTCTGAAAGCGTGAGGAAAACGTTGGCGCCAATCGCTGCCGAGCAAATGGGGGTCGCTAGTGCCGCGAACGCCGCGGGCACGTCTGAAAATGGCGTACACGCACAGCGTGACAAAGGCAATGAGAAACAAACGACCTTTGCCAATGTTTCGCCACCAGGATGTCGGCTTTTTTCTCATGTCATAAAAAGATTTTATTAATGAGAACCCTAGTGAAATAATTAATCTTAATTTTTCCAGAATAAAATAATTCGAGGAGACATTTGGGATGAATGAAACCGCAGCCGGTAGATTCGGCATCGTTTCCCGTATTTATCCTAGGTAAAACGTCAACGGCGTCAACGTGAGCGAAAAACACGCACACTTGACGGCTAATGTTTTTGTACTTGAATTTGAACATGTTGCGCGTCAGTTGACTCTTATCCAACTTGAGGTTGGTCTCTTCGAAAAGTTCACGAACGGCGCACTCGCGCAACGATTCGCTTTCGTTGACGATGCCTTTCGGAATACCCCAGTAGAGATTGTACGATTGATTGATTAAAATACCGCGACGACTGACGACGCAAACGCCGGCACACTGTTTGGGTTTGTCGTCATCTTCGTAGAAATCGGCCGTGTCCTTATAGTCCACGTTCAAGACGCATTGGCAATTTCTGAAACAGGTAATTGCCATTTAATTCTTTTTCGAGCTTCTTGAGCGTCTTTTTCTTTCCAGTATTTCTTGACTTCGCGCTCAAATATCTTGATCCATTTTTCGTAGGACGACGTCAGCGACGTTTGGCAAATCTTGTAATACATGTTGATTTTGAATTCCACGGATTTACTCGAGCGAAAAGCCATGGCGTCCGATTGAGGTGTCAACTCTGCCGACGGTAACTGCTGATAAAAGACGCTGTCGACGTACGTGTCAATGACGGCATCTGGTGGCGGAGGTTGGATGGCGCCTAGCGTGTAGACGCGTCGAGGTTTGACTATGACGTGCGTCGAGAATTGGACGAGAAATTCAAAGAGCTGTTTGGGTGTTTTACTGTCGGCTCCGCGTCGCAACGTTTGCAAATACTGACGCGGCTGATCGACGTCGTGTTTGTAAAAACTCTCCAGCACCTTGACGACAATGTCAAAGAAGGCGAATTTACCCGGCTCTTGGTGACAGTAGAGAAAAAAGACAAACATGTCGTAGCCGGGACGCAAATGTTCGTAGATGCCTTTCTTTTCGAGCTGTCGCATGCCCCACGTTTCACCGGTGACGCTATCGCTGCCGCACGACATGCCAAAATCGATAATGACGGGATTGAAACAATTGGAAAAAGACACGTGATATTGATCGAAAAGAATTTGCGTTTTTTTACTAGAAAAATGAATCAAGACGTTTTCCAAATGTAAATCGTAGTGCCCGAAACGGAAGGCCGATTGAGCCATTTCAAGCGCGACGCACATTTGCATGGTGAGCGTGATGAATTTTTGACGCGACATTTTCGACATGGCCGATTTGAAGGTTTCACCGTCGACGAAACGCGTCAAGTTGTAGGGTCCTGAATTGCGATGAAACGAGGCGTACGTTTCGACAAACATGGGCACGTTGAGAGCGTTGAGGTGCTGTCCGGCCACGTACTCGCGTCGGGCGTGATCAAACAGTGCCGGCTTGTTGAAATGCTTGAGAACGACGCGATGATCGACGTCGTCGTGACGGACAGTAGCCGTGTACACTCGTCCCTGCTTGTTGGTCAAATTGTTCATGGCCTGTACGCGCGTCATCCATTCGTGCATTTTGTAGGGTCGCTGGTGTCGCGGATGTTGACAGCCGTCCAAGGGACCGCACCCGCACGCGTCACTCGTTTTCATTACCAAATCTTGACAAATAGCCGGTGTCAACATGATTTTTTATTCTCTCCTCACAGTTTAATTTAGTTAAAAGTAGTCCATCATTAAGAAAACCATTACCATGATTTCGAAATCCAAATTATCCATCCTTAATGCTATCAATCAATTCATGTCGGACGACTTTTTGTTTGGCAACGTGGACCTGATCGAGAAATGGCACAGCGGCGAGACTCAGAAACGCGTGGGATTGATGTTGGGCTTGAAACAGAGAGAAGTCGTCCAGGGACCTCAGCGAAACATTAGCGCTTACCTCTTTTTTTGCGAGTCGAAACGTCGCGAGATTTTGGAAACCAATCCCGGCATCAAACCCAACAAGGTCATGATTCTTTTCGGAGAGTCGTGGCGCAATTTGAGCGACCAGGAGAAACAACCGTTTATCGACAAGGCTATGGTCGACAGGGAGCGCTACAACAAGTATTTGGAGAGTAAAGTGCGACCGAAAAAGAACGCCCGACCGAGTATTTATAATTTGTTTTGTACCGACGAACGACGCGCCATCAAAAAGGATCATCCCGACATGAACGCGTCCGACGTCAGACGAGAGCTAGGCAAAAGATGGAAGGCCGTCAAAGAAACGAATCCAGATCTTTTGAAAGAGAAATATGGATACGTGATTGAAGAGAGTCAAGATGTGGTAGGAAATCTCTAAATAATATCGTTCAACAGCTGACAAATGGCTCGATCGAATTTAGATTGATATTTGGCGACGATGGCGGCGGGTAGAGGGATGCAACGATGCTGTAAAATGAGCGACCAGTCCAACCGGTGACCGTAAATATCGATGATATCGGTGGCGAGTTCGGGTTCGCGGCTCATTTTTTTCCAATCAACCAGCGATTCGACGAGTTTCAATTTAAAGCTTTCGGGCACGTGCACGGGGAACGAGATGTGAAGCGGTAGCTGTTTAAAAAGATTCGGCCAGTCGATGGTATTTTGAAACGAGTAGTCCACCATGAGAGCGAGAGCAAATTTGTGAACGTCTGTGCGCAACAAGCGTTCACATTGATCGTACCTGGCTTGAGACATGATGAGCGCGCGCAGTCTCTCTCAAATAGCTTTATGTAGATGAAATCAAATATTTCTAAAAAATTTTCACACTTTTTTAGAAATGTATTTCTTGGGGAATAGATTTCAGAATGCGTTCGACAACGGTGGGTGACAATTCCAATTTGGTACAGAAATCCACGAGAACAATAGAGGGATTGTATTGCCGGCGAATGTAAATGAAAACAAAAGCGGCGACAATCATGTACATGCGTCGATTGATTTTCGTACGAATAAAAGCCATAATATCGGGACGATTGATGAATTTCAAAAAGGTCTCGTCCCTTTCGAGACCGATGTGTTTGAAAATCATGTCGGCCGTGTCCGAGTACGACTCGCGCAGGTAGCACAATTCGGGTATTTTTAGTTTGACTAAATTGAAGCCTTTATTGGCGAAATGATTGGTCAAGCCAAACCACCTGATGACCGTGTCGTAACTTTGAGGACATTTTTTCAGCATCAAGACGTGAAAGAGCGACGCGCAAATGATGGCTTTTCGGTAGTTTCCGCGATGAATACGTTGATTACAGGCCATGATAAAGTACTTGTTGGTCATTTCGACAATTTCCGGACTGAGATTTAAAAATTCCATTTCTTTACGAATGCCAATGTTGGCCTTTTGTTGAATTTGGTCCTGGTTGGTGTTTTGACACGTCATTTGTTGACGACAACGATTGCAAAATGTCCCGTCATTATTTTCAAAGTAGACGTGCTGACATTCAACGTCGACATGGTCGACTGGTTGAACGTCTCGATCTTTTGACGATAAATAATTTTCAAATAGACAAAACATTTCGTTTTCGTTTTTACCTTCTGCGCACGCTTTTAAGTTTCAATTTAACTCCGTAAAGCATTACGACAAGTAGGACGGCGACAGCTATAGGAATGCCGTAAGTGGACCAAGCCGACTCTTTGGCTAGGGGACGTAAATCGAACGTGATCACTCCACCGCACTGGGCTTGCTTGTAATGAAAGGGTCGTTCGAGTTGCACATGTTTATTGTGACGATGCGTCGCGATTTTAAAGTAGCCATCGTTCGGTCCCCATTGCGGGCCCCAAGTGTTGCGACAAATCCAGTAGGGAACCGATTCGTAGGTGAAAGAACTGGTTTGCACGTCGGCGGCGACACCCCAACCGACGATGACGACCGTGATGGCGCCGACGAGAGACGCGGGAGACGCGAATTTGGTGTGCGGATGATGAGTGACGACACGATCGAGATAGATGCCGTGTTCACCGAAATGACCCGACAAGAAATTGGAGTAGACCAACATACCGGCTATGACGGGTCCTTGAGTGACGATCGCTTGTTTGATGGCGTCAATGTCCGTCAGCCAGCGCACATTGTCGACGGTGGCTTGAATTTTAGAGAGACACGAGCAACGCGGCGTGGTCGACGACGACAATTGACTGACAAGTTGCGCGGCATTACCTTCGGCCGAGTGACATTTCATGCAAGGTGTGTAGTCGAACGCGGGTTCGCCGTGAACGATGCGTCGATCTTGCAGAGTCGAGACGACGGTGACGGCGAAATTGTTGGCACACGTTCCCTGATGACGGGCGACGGGAAGAGACACGTGATGACGCCAATCGAATTCGACGGGAAAGACATTTTGATGAGCAGCAGCAGCGACCGTGGCGGCAATGTACTTGTTGAATTGCAAATCGGTTTTGTAGAGACTGAAAATGGGACAATCTTCGCCGCCGTGGTCGTTGTCGCTGCGATGTTGCCGCACGATTTTATCGACGGCCGTGTGTTTGACGGGTTGCGCTGCAGGATGAGCGGGATGCAGAGGAACTACTTCTTTCGCCATGATGGAATGCGATTGTCTGGCCGGTGAGTGGGCGAGAACATCGGAAAACTGGGGCATTTGCGTCAACGGTTGACCGTGAGCGTGCGGGTAGTCACGAGGTGGTTTTTCTTTTTCGTAATGAGAGGTTTTATCCATACTTTTATTGTTCAGAGGTTGATTTCCCTGAAGCTGAGAATACGTCAGATAATTGTTCATAATTTATTCTACATTTACCTGAAATAAAAAAAGGTAAATCAGTCTCGACATTGAAACGATGCCCAGCGCATGGAACTAAAAAGAAACCCATTGTGGGTTATTTAAGCTGTGTTGCTGACAATGCCAAGTAGTCGTGGAATTGAAACGGTGACGAACGCTCGTGTTTTGAAAGTTGCATCAAACGTTCACCATGTCGGAAAATTTAGTCAGTACCATTTTAGAACTACTCAATGACTTGGTTAAAGCACAACAAAATACAGTGGACGCATTTATAGATAGAATATCTGTCAGGTATTCTCTGAACGAATTGGAACTGCGAACGTTGTGGAATGGCAGTGACCCTGATACTGTAGCGACTTTAGTCAACGACGACAACAAGTGCACTCACACGTTCACCAAAGGTCAACGTATCGGGCAACAGTGCGGTCAAAAGAATTCCGGAAACACGACGAAATGCAGCAAACACCAAAAGAAATTGAAAGAGCAACGATCGACGACCGCCGCCTCGACCACCATCACGACGTCGTCGACAACCGTGACCGACGACGGCATGCGAGACATTCCTCTGATGTTTAGTAAAATCACTAGCGTTTTGGCTTCGGATACGGAAGACTCTTCGGATTAAATTTCAAAAACACATTATATATTTTTGAAATTTTTTAATAACGACGACCCCAAGAAGCGCCCACGACTACTGGAGCTGGATTTGGAGCTGGAGCTGGAGCTGGAGCTGGATTTGGATTTGGCGGAGGTGCTGGATTTGGATTTGGCGGAGGTGCTGGATTTGGATTTGGCGGAGGTGCTGGAGCTCTCGAATTTCGTTCTTGTACAATGAGATCAATGTCAAAGACTTTTTGATTAAACGGTTTAAATTCTGAATTGATGACGGCCTTCACGTCGACGCTCATAACATCTTTAGTCAATAGATAGTTTGGTGGAATGGCCGGAGTCGTTCCCTCGGGCATGTACAATGGCATACGCATGGGATCGAGTCGCATGAGGGCCGTTTGACTGTAGGCATTTTCGACGAGATGCAACAGTTCATAGCCGACGATGGCGTCTCCGTCCAATTCCATTTGAGCTTCGCGCAAAAATTGCAACGTATTGTAGCCGCGATTGCGAGCCAATTGAGCCAGAAATTTATCGCCCGTGTCGCCGCAACCGTAGTAGACCAACGTCTTTTTAGTGACACCGTTGACGGCTCGAGTGTCGTACCTCAGAGATTTACCGGCGGCCATTTCGCCGACGAGTCGATCGAGAGCTTTGGCTTTGTAGCGAATAGTGTTGGCAAAATAGTTGAAGATTTTATCGCAACCGGGATTGTTGCTGGTCGCTCGTTTGTTGACGGCGCACACGCTGACAAAAGCATCGGCTGTAAATTCAGCCGATTCCGAATCGCGACGCAAAAACGACTGGAAATCACGACCGCCGTACAAAACGATTTGGTCGTTGGCGGCACCCAACAGTTTCATGGCGTGCACTTTGTTGTAGGCCACCAAGGTTTTACCCAACGGCAAGTAGAGTCCCGAACCGCGAACGGGATAGTAATAGGTGCCGACAAAAAGAGTCGGGTCGGCGAAAAACGAGTACATGGGTCCGAAACGAATGACTTCCAAATAGGGTCCAACTTGACCCAAAACATTGGCGTCTTGATCGAGAGTCACGCCGTTGGGTACGCGGAAAAACTGATTCGTCACATCGCGACGAGGTGTAATGGGCGTGGCTGGTTGAATTTCCGGAGGCATTTTGTAGTAGATTTCCAATTTTTGGTAGCGACCGACGAGATCGGCTTCGCTCATCGACGACCACGATGTCGCCGGTGAATTGGGATAGACGAGTTTAAAGTATTCGACCAATCGATCTTTTTCCGTAGCCGGTTTCAAAGCGCCCGAAGCGATAGCCGCTTTGACTTGATCCAATTCATTGAAAATGGGCGATTCGGGCTGTCCAAAACGGACGATATTGTTGCACGTCAACAAAACCGAATCGCCGACCCAGTTCAAGACACCGCCTTTCGTCTGACATTCCTCTTTGGATTTAAACATGATTTCTTGCGACGTGGGGAACGCGCCGTTCGGGGTCGGACCCGGTTTCGGAGGAGTGGTACCCCCGCCACCACCACCACCACCACCGGGAGTAGGACTTCCGCCGCCACCACCACCACCACCTGGAGACGGACTACTGCCGCCATCTCTACCAAAAGGGATCGTCATCCACATGAGCCAAGGAGTCACAATCATAATTATTATTATGGCGATGATTTGACTTCTTTCTAACATTTATTATTTAAAAAATCAAAGGATGGTATCGTTTTAAAATAGGATTGTATAACGGCGTCGGGGACAATGCCTGATTCTTGACATTTGGCGTCGTAAACTTGTTGGTAGCAAGCGAGAATTTCAGGCGTTTCCAACTCGATAATTTCACCATGAGTTTTAATCATGATCGTTTTAAATTTTTCGATTTGCTCCAAGTGTTGAGTGTACAGAGCGGCGATGGTGGCCATTTTGTTGCGTTTGACAATGTACGTTTCAACGGGATCTTTGGCTTTGGTTTCGTCAACGTCGTCCAGTAGCGCTTTGGTTCGATCTTGAAGTTCTCGAGTCGTGTCCTGTTCGCTGGCCTCGGCGCGTTTTCGCATCTCTTTTTCGGCCTGTTGATAGTCGTCATCGAGAACAACCTTATCGACGACTTTACCCATGATGGCTTCACAGATGGGGAAAGGACGACCGACGACGACGGTGTGAATCTTGTTGCAACTGTCTGTTTTTCTGATGATTTTTCTGGCAGCCGTAGCCGCTTCTTCTTCGGTGGCGTAGACGCCTCTAATTTTGGCGAAAGCCAACACGTTGTACTTGTTGATGCCGCCGGGAGCGGCTGGGAAAAAACTAAAAAGAGCATACTTTTGACCTTCGATGGGTGGATCTTGAACGGCGCGTTCCACCTGCGGGTAGTCGACAATGTGCAATGCGGCGCAAGCGGCTCGCGTTTCTTCCAACGTCAAAGGCGGCACAAACGGGTCCGGTTGCCATCTTTCTTTTTTCAATCTTAGACTCATTATAATAATATAATAATTTCTTAGTACAAGCTCACTTTTTAAACTCTCAATTTACAAAACAGGGAAACCCATTGTACCGCCGGCAATGCGGATAATATTGTTGACGATGACGGTGACTATAAATTCGAACGTCTGACCGAAATTGGTGCCCGACAAGACGGGGCCTGTGCCGTTACTGGCTATGATGGCGTCATCGCTAGCAGCTGGCACCAAGCTGACGTTGGACAATTTACCGTAATTGGTACTGCCCATGGGATCGAGATCGTTGAATTTCAACGAATACGAATACAAATGGTAGCCAGTGTCGGTGGGACAAGCTGGAGCGTGATAGTAGGGATTGACTAGACTGAAATAATCGCTACCCATGTTGGAAAAACGATTGGAATTCTCGTAGATGAGCGTCGTGTGCTTGATGGGATCGCGAGCGTAGCGGCTTTCGTAATCGATAGCTGTAGTAGTTGGAGTGACGACGGGAGAGGCAGTCGTGTAATTGGACCACTGATTGGCAAATGTGGAATTGCGAACCTGGAAAAAGAGGGCTTTGACGGCGTGATTGAAACGAACGTCGTAGCTAGGAACTGGATTGGCTTTGGGATTGAACGATTGACGAGGAGCGATTTGAACTTGTTCAATCAAAATGGTACGTTGAGATTTACCCATCAGAATACGTTCCTTGTTGCTGACGATGGCGTAGTTGGCCCATACTTGAACGCTTTCCAAGACGGGAGCGGCATCGATATCGACACCGACAACAGGCACGTTGACTTGAGCTCCGGCGGCGGCTGCATTGTCCAAAATGAGCAATTCTTTCCAGTCGCGGAACTGGAAATTAATGTGCATCTCGTTGTAAGGGATGGCAGCGGTGGGTAGAGAGACGCCAACATCGCGAGTGAAAAAGAAGGGTAAAACGAGATTGAGCGTTTGACTAGGAATAGTGTCTCCTGGACCGTGAGGATCGATCATGTCGCCAATGTTGCCAATCATTTGATCGTAAGCGGCGCGTTTACTAGCTTCGACAGTGAACTGAGAATAGGCATCCAAATGATAATTGTGGATGGTGTGAGCAAACAAATCGTTGAAAGAAATGCTCGTCTCTCGAATGAGATTGTGCATGAAATTTTTGGTCCAACGAAGGCGACCGTTGGCGGCAAAGCTATTGGTAATTTTGAGAGTGACGGCGGGAACGACGACGCGAAGCCACACGTGAATGAGGTAGTCACCGGCGCGACTGACGCTGACACTCCACTCTTGCCCGAAACCGGCATTGCCGTTGTTGCGCGACAACAATACGGGAATCTGAGTGAACCAAGTCGATTTCAAGGTGGAGCGGACAAAGTAAACGATGGCATCGGGTCCCGAGTACATGTACTTTTCGATCTCATCCAATGTTGCAATATCAATAAATCCTGAAGTGATATTCGATTGCGCCATTTTTTGATAATATATTTATTATAACGCCAGAATAGATTTTTGTTGATTAAAAATTCCTAGTTTAGATGTAAAGATGGATAATATCTTGGAATTTCACAAACAAATAGAAACACATTTTAAGGAGGAAATTAGTCAGCTAGAAGGGTTGACGACTCGCGAACAACAAGTGTGCGACTACCTGTCGCAACCGTGGCTCTCGGAACGCGTTCGCAGTCACTTGATTGACGATCTGGACGAGATTCGTACCACCATTAAAAATATTAATTTTATTCGTTTCTATTTCGTAGAAATTCGTTCGATTCTCAAAGAGTACGTGCAGCTGATGCAAATGCCGACGGTGAACACGTTCTTCCAGAAAGAGGACGGCACCAAGCAGCAGCATCACGCGCGTAAAACGTACGTGGTGAAAAATTTTTGGGAAATTTTTGATTGCTACAAAAAGTACTACTACAACGTCAAAGTGGTCGATCAGCAAAAAGACGATCCGAACACGTGCCAGTATTGCGGTTCGACTCTCGGCTACTTTTTCGACGAAACAGTCAACATTTGCTACACGTGCAAATCGGAGAAAGTCTACTTTATACAGTCGAGCAATACGGACACGACGCGCGTCAATCCCAAATACATTTACGATCGAAACCAACATTTTCGCGACTGCATGATACGTTTTCAGGGTAAACAAAAGAACACTATACCTCCAACTATTTTAGAAAATATTAGTAACCATTTGAGCGACTATCGGTTGACGACCATCAGTCTCAGTCACGTGTGTATGATTATGAAAAATTTAGGCTACAGTAAGTACTATGACGACTACGTGTTGATTCACCATTTGATTACGGGTCAACCTCCGTGCGACATTTCCTTCATTGAAGAGCAGCTCTTGCAAGAATTTGACATCATCAATATGGAGTTGAAGAATTTCAAGGAATTGAATAAGAAAAATTTTAATACACAATACATCTTATTTTTACTACTAAAGCATCACAATATCAACGTTCACGCTGATCATTTCATGTTGATAAAATCCAATGAAAGAAAACTATTGACAGATAAAATTTGCAAAACTATCTTTAAATCGCTAGGTTGGAAGTTTAACAGTATCCTCTGAACACACTGCACACAATGTTGTTTCGCTTCTTCAAGAAACCCTTCTCATTGACTGCCGCTACGGTACCGACCATTCACGGTTTGTACGGCGTGACCAAGAAACGTGATGGAGAACTGGTGGCCATCAACGGAGACGGATACGCGTACGACATCAACGAAAAGAGAGTGTGCCAAGTGCCGACGTTTCCTCACATGGAATTCGTGGCCTACGGCGAATACATCAAAGGCGACGAAAACAAAGACGACGTTATTTATCTGTTTGAGACCAACAGTTTTCGAGTGGATTACACGAAACGACACGATTCCCTGAAAAAATTGGTCGACAACAAGATCCTATTTCTCAACAATTGCGTCTTTACGTCGTACCCGTTCAATTACATTCGAGATCATTACGATAGCGTCGATGAGGGCTTCATTTTAACGCGAGTTCACGGCAAAAGTCCCGTGTACAAATACAAAAAGTCCAACGACACGGTCGATTTCTACATCAAAGACGGCAAATGTTGGTGCCTCATTGCTCGAGCGCAGTACGACGAATTGAACGACACGCCTCCCGATACAGACGCCAATTATTTTCTGGTCGAATTCACACCGTGCAGCGAGTATCGTGGCGAGGAAACGGATTGCGTCGTCGAGTGCCACTGGAAGGAAGATGCCAATCAAGACGCGGCGTCAACCGATAAAGTCGGAGCGTGGTACGGTTACCGCGTGCGCCAGGACAAGACGGATCAATTCAAAGCCACCGGATGCGGACCGAACAATTGGAAAACGTGCATGGATCACTATGAAAATTTCTTGAATCCATTGACATTAGAAAAAATATTTTCCTTGTTGTAAAAGAAGCATAATAAATGGGAAATGCTAAATCGACTAACGTAGCTAAAGCAGTCGTAGATATCTATTCGAAAATAGCCGCTGAAACGGTACAGACGAGCACCATTAGTACGAGTAACACGCAAATCATCAGCGTCGACGGTAGCGGTGGCGATGTCAACATTAGCGGCAACACCATCACGCAAACGGCCAAAGTCAACATGACGGTATTGATGGACAGCATCAGTAATGTCGATTCGCAAAAAAGAATCGGCGTGCAACTCGATCAATTGGCGAAATCGTTGGTGAGCGGATTGAATTTTTTTACTTTTGACGATGCCAAGAATACGGCAGAATCTATCGTGAAAAGCCAAACGACCATCAACAACGCTATCCGTCAATCGTGCGTGTTGAACGCCAACAACGTGCAAAGCATCACCATCAAGAACGTCAAAGGTAGCGTCAACATTACCAACAACGTTCTGAGTCAGATGAGCGAAATATTCGACAAGTGCGCGCTGAAAAGCGTGCTCGGCGTGAAAGCCATCGACGACGTGCAACAACGATTGAATCAGGAAGCCGAATCGAAATTGGAAGGTTTCAATTTGGCCTGGTTAGCGGCGGCCGTTTTGGCTTTCGTGCTCGTGCCCGTGCTGGTCGCGGCGCGAGTCACGTCCAACGCTTTGCGTTTCGTTTTTCCTCTCATGATCGCCATCGGAGGCGTGTTTTTTGCCTTGTACTTTACCCTAGGAAAAACGTACATGAAATCGTCCAATTACACGCGACCGTTCAGAGACACCTGTACCGGTAATGTGGACGGTAGCGTTCCAAGGACGACTATCGTTCGGCAAGCCATGGATGCGTGCCTGAAATCGTCATCGTGTCGCGTCGTCGACGCTCGTCTGACGGAAACGGGTGGCACCGTCGCCAAACAAGTGCCCGAAATCACTTTCTACAAGAGCGGCGACGGATGTAAATTTCAGTTTTACCCGCAAGGAGTCGTTCAATTGGCCGCCGTTGACGTTACCGCTGTTAAAACTACCGATAGATACCAATGGTTGCTCTACGTAGGAATCACTATGATTATCGGCGGATTACTGGGAACAATCATTCAACGAGTCAGAAATAATGGCAGTAGCAGTAGTAGTACAAGTTTGACCACGAGTGAATTGACGTCGTTTCCTTCGATAGAATAAAGATTCGAATCTCTCAGAAAGTGATTTGAATCTAAGCGCCACCTAAATAGTAGGCTTGAAACATGTTGCAATTTTCCAAAACGTCGAAATCCTGCGGCAACGAATTGGTCATAAAATACGCCGACACGTAATCGGTGGATCCATTCAAAACAAAAATAGCGTCGACTTTAGCCGTAAATGTTGTCAAATTACTTTGCGTGGAATTATTCCACGAATTGACGTCTTGCCACAAGGGATTCATGGCCGCATTTTGAGCCAAACAAAAATGAATACGATTACCGCCCAATGTTCGAGGAGCCCAAGCAGTCGCGCGAATCGACCACACGCCGGCTTTTTTAGGTTGAAATTTTCCACTAGCATACCAGCCGCCGGTAGTGTCGTAACGTTTGGTAAAGTACGACGCCAAAGTCCACGTATTGGCTACAGCATTAAAATAAGCAAACACGTTGGTGTACTGGAGATACAACAAACTGGTTGAAGTCGCGCTTTGATTGGAAGTCGAACAGCACGTTTCAAGCTGAGCGGAAGTGAAACCGGCACCCACTAAATTACCATTAGCATCCAACATCAACAACGTATTAGCCGGAGCCGTCGATTTCTTTTGAAAAGTCGAATCTATTTTACTAGATGACCACAATGAAGTGGTAGACGGAGCACCCAATAAGCCGGAATCTTTAATATCGGATTTCAAGAGGACGTTGTTGGTGGCGGCGAGAGCATTGGAAGCTTGCGTGCAGCACGCGTTGATAAATGTGGGAGTCAAGCCGCTGTCGACTAAATTACCGCTAGCATCGGGCATCAGCAGAGCGTTAGCCGGCGCCGTCGTCTTTTTCTGATAGGTCGCATCGATTTTGCTGGACGAATACAATTTCGTGGCAGAAGTGGACGTGTCGACGATATCCGTTTTCAACAACGAATTATTGCTAGCAGCGAGAGCGTTGGAAGCTTGCGTGCAGCACGCGTTGATAAACGTGGGAGTCAAACCGCTGTCGACTAAATTACCGCTAGCATCGGGCATCAGCAGAGCTTTGGCCGGAGCCGTCGTCTTTTTCTGGAAAGTGGCATCGATCTTGCTGGACGAATACAATTTCGTGGCTGACGTGGACGTGTCGACGATATCCGTTTTCAACAAAGAGTTGGTGGCGGCATTGGCGGCCTGAGCGCAACACGCCTCTATAGATGTTTTCGTCAAACCACTATCTACTAGATTACCGCTAGCGTCTGGCGTTAGAATAGCATTAGCGGGAGCCGTAGTTTTCTTTTGATACGTGGCATCTATTTTGCTAGACGAATACAGTTTCGTAGCGGATGTGGACGTGTCGACAATATCGGTTTTTAGTAAAGAGTTATTGCTTGTAGCTAGAGCGTTGGAAGCTTGCGTGCAACACGCGTTGATGAACGTCGGTGTCAAGCCGCTGTCCACTAGGTTGCCGTTGGCGTCAGGCATGAGCAAAGCATTGGCTGGCGCGGTGGTTTTCTTTTGATAGGTGGCATCGATTTTGCTCGACGAATAGAGTTTGGTAGCCGATGTCGAAGTGTCGACGATATCGGTTTTCAATAGGGAATTGGTAGCGGCATTAGCGGCTTGCGTGCAGCACGCTTCGATAGATGTTTTCGTCAAGCCACTGTCGACTAAATTTCCGCTAGCGTCCGGCATGAGAATAGAATTAGCAGGAGCTGTCGTTTTCTTTTGATAGGTGGCATCGATTTTGGTTGAACTGTACAATTTAGTAGCCGATGTCGAAGTGTCGACGATATCCGTTTTCACTAGAGCGTTTGTGCTGGCCGTCAACGCGTTGGAAGCTTGTGTGCAACACGCGTTGATGAACGTCGGTGTTAAGCCGCTGTCCACTAGGTTGCCGCTAGCGTCAGGCATGAGCAAAGCATTGGCTGGCGCGGTAGTTTTCTTTTGATAGGTGGCATCGATTTTGCTCGACGAATAGAGTTTCGTCGCTGATGTGGACGTGTCGACAATATCGGTTTTCAATAGGGAATTGGTGGCGGCACTGACAGCTTGCGTGCAGCACGCTTGGATGGCTGTGGGTGTCAGTCCGCTGTCGACTAAATTACCGCTAGCGTCGGGCATCAGCAAAGCATTGACCGGTGCTGTCGTTTTCTTTTGATACGTGGCATCGATTTTGGATGAACTGTACAATTTAGTAGCCGAAATGGACGTGTCGACAATATCGGTTTTCAATAAGGAATTGGTGGCAGCACTGGCAGCTTGCGTGCAACACGCTTGAATACCGGCTGGTGTCAATCCGCTGTCCACTAGGTTGCCGCTGGCATCGGGAACCAAGATTGCGTTGGCCGGCGCTGTCGTCTTTTTTTGAAAGGTGGCATCGATTTTGGAAGAACTATAAAGTTTGCTAGTGGACGTTGTCGTGTCGACGATATCACTTTTTAATAAGGCATTGGCTACAGCTGTAGTGGCGTTGCTGGTTTGTTGGCAGCAGGCGCTAATGAATGCCGGCGTGATGCCGCTGTCGACTAAATTACCATTGGCATCGGGCATGAGCAAAGCATTAGCCGGAGCTGTCGTTTTCTTTTGATACGTGGCATCGATTTTGCTTGACGAATAGAGTTTCGTCGTGGAAGTGGACGTGTCGATGATATCTGTTTTCAAAAGCGAATTAGCGGCAGCACTGGCAGCTTGCGTGCAACACGCTTGAATACCGGCTGGTGTCAGCCCGCTGTCCACTAGATTGCCGCTGGCGTCAGGCATCAAAAGCGAGTTGGCTGGCGCGGTCGTCTTTTTGGCATAAGTAGCATCGATTTTACTCGACGAATAAAGTTTGGTAGTCGATGTGGACGTATCGACAATGTCGGTTTTCAATAAGGAATTGGTAGAGGCACTGACTGCCTGCGTGCAACAAGCTTGGATGGCTGTCGGTGTCAGTCCACTGTCCACTAGGTTACCGTTGGCGTCGGGCATGAGCAGCGAGTTGGCTGGCGCTGTCGTCTTTTTGGTATACGTCGCATCGATTTTAGCCGAACTGTAGAGTTTGTCAGTGGCCGTGGACGTGTCGACAATATCGGTTTTAAGTAGGGAATTGGTGGCGGCACTGACAGCTTGCGTGCAGCACGCTTGGATGGCTGTCGGTGTCAGTCCACTGTCGACTAGGTTGCCGTTGGCATCGGGAACCAAGATTGCGTTGGCTGGCGCCGTGGTTTTCTTTTGATACGTGGCATCGATTTTAGAAGAACTATAAAGTTTGGTAGCCGAAGTGGACGTGTCGACGATATCACTTTTCAATAAAGCGTTGGCCACAGCGGTAGTAGCGTTGGTGGTTTGTTGGCAGCAGGCGCTAATGAAAGCCGGAGTGATGCCGCTGTCGACCAAGTTACCGTTAGAGTCGGGCATGAGTAACGTATTGGCCGGCGCCGTGGTTTTCTTTTGATACGTCGCATCGATTTTGGATGAACTGTAGAGTTTATCGGTAGATGTCGACGTGTCAATAATATCGGTTTTCAATAAGGAATTGGTGGCGGCATTGACAGCTTGCGTGCAACACGCTTGAATACCGGCTGGTGTCAATCCGCTGTCCACTAGGTTGCCGCTGGCGTCAGGCATCAAAAGCGAGTTGGCCGGCGCTGTCGTTTTTTTGCTATACGTAGCATCGATTTTGGACGAACTGTAAAGTTTGTCAGTAGATGTCGATGTATCAACAATATCGGTTTTCAGTAAGGAATTGGTGGCGGCACCGACAGCTTGCGTGCAGCACGCTTGGATGGCTGTAGGAGTGAGGCCACTGTCGACTAAATTTCCATTGACGTCGGGCATGAGCAACGAATTGGCTGGAGCGGTCGTTTTCTTTTGATAGGTGGCATCGATTTTACTTGACGAATAGAGTTTAGTAGCCGAAGTGGAAGTGTCGACGATATCGCTTTTCATCAAAGCATTGGAAACGCCAATTTTAGCGTCAGCCGTTTCTTGGCAACAAGCACTGATGAAAGCCGGCGTAATGCCGCTGTCGACCAGATTACCATTGGCATCTGGCATGAGTAACACATTGGCTGGCGCCGTCGTCTTTTTGGTAAACGTAGCATCTATTTTAGAAGAACTGTAGAGTTTATCGGTAGATGTCGACGTGTCGACAATATCGGTTTTCAATAAGGAATTGGTAGCAGCATTAACAGCTTGCGTGCAGCACGCTTGGATGGCGGTAGGAGTTAGGCCACTGTCCACTAGATTGCCGTTGGCATCGGGCATGAGAAGCGAATTGGCTGGTGCTGTCGTTTTCTTTTGATACGTCATGTCGATTTTGGAAGAACTGTAAAGTTTATCGGTAGATGTCGATGTGTCGACAATATCTGTTTTCAATAAGGAATTGGTAGCAGCGCCAACGGCTTGCGTGCAACACGCTTGTATGGCACTAGGCGTCAGTCCACTGTCCACCAAATTACCGTTGGCGTCGGGCATGAGTAAAGCATTGGCTGGAGCGGTGGTTTTCTTTTGATACGTCATGTCAATTTTCGAAGAACTATAAAGTTTATCGGTAGCCGTAGACGTGTCGACGATATCGACAATTTTCAACGATTCATTGGCGGCTGTTATAGCGGCCGTGCAACACGTGGTAATAGCCAAAGGCGTGAGACCGCTGTCGACCAGATTACCGTTGGCGTCGGGCATGAGTAGCGAGTTGGCTGGCGCTGTCGTCTTTTTGGTATACGTGGCATCGATTTTGCTGGACGAATACAATTTGTCGGTGGCCGTGGACGTGTCGACGATATCTGATTTCATGAGTCCATTGGCTGAACCGGTAGCGGCTTGAGCGCAACAATTTTGAAGAAATTGTGGAGTGAACCCGCTGTCGACGAGATCGCCTTTAGCGTCGACGACGACGATAGCATTGGCAGGAGCGATAGCTTTCTTCTGGAACGTGTCGTCAATTTTCAGAGACGAATACAATTTAGTCGCCGAGAGGGACGTGTCGACGATATCTGATTTGAGTAGCGAGTCAGAAGCGGCGTTGGCAGCTTGCGTGCAACACGCTTGAATAGCCGCCGGCGTCAATCCACTGTCAACCAGATTGCCGTTGGCATCGGGCATGAGGAGAGCGTTAGCCGGAGCCGTGGTTTTCTTTTGAAACGTGGCGTCTATCTTGGGAGCGCTGTACAACGCGTTGCCACCGCCGTCAATAATATTGCTCGGCGACAAAGCGTTGCGAGCCGTTTCGCAGCACGCATTGACGATAGTGGGCGTCAGTCCGCTGTCGACTAAATTTCCGTAGTCGTCCATCATGAGTAAATGTTGAGAACCGGCGACAGCTCGTCGTTGGTAATTGGTATCAATATAATTGGAACTGAACGTGGTAGTGTAGTCGACGATCGTGTCCTTGATTTTATCGCAACACGAAGGCAAACTGTAGGGTGTGGTAACGATATCGCCGTTGGTATCGGTCGATAAAATACTATTGGCCGGCAATGTCACCATTTCCAGTGCGCCAGTATAGGCGTTGTACGTGACTGGTCGTTGGGTGACACTTGTTTCCGGTTTTTTAACGTACGTGGCATCCGTTTTCAAACTGCTGTAAAGACCATCGGATTTAGGCTGAACGTCGTCGATTAACGCTTTAATACTTTCGCAACACGACGTGATGAAAGGAATACCGATTTGTGAACTGGAAACGTTGCCGACGGCATCGGCGACTAAAATGGCGCCCGGTTCCAATTTAGTTCGTCGCAGAAAATTCTTGTCGGTAAAACTACTGCTGAACGTGTTGGTCAAACTAGCCGTCGTGTCATTGATGATTTTTTGAGGGCAACATTCGGCGAGTTCTTTGGTTTTCACCGACGACGAAATGAGAGCACCAGTCACGGGATCGGTGACGACGACCCGATCGGGAACTAAACTCAACATTTGACCTTCGGGACCAGTCTTTTTAAAGTAGGCGCTAGTGTAAATAGCCCCAGATAATACCAACATAACCAAAGCCACAAAGAGAGCTAATTTAGCCGTTTCATTCATTTATTGATATATACAATTAATTTAATGGTAATGAGACAATCCGACTAAAACAGTTTCATAGAAATAATTTTTTTATGAAACTCTATTCATTATTAATCGAAATATAAAATAGAGGTTTTTTCGTGGTCATGTGTCCGTAAATAGGATCTCCTTGATAGTGAAAACCGCACGCATTGGAAGCATCGATAAGATAGTTGAGGTGATGAAGTTGGATAATTTTCTCGACGTATTTACACTTGTCCGATTTGAAACTGAAAATACAAAAGTAATCATCAGAAAGACCAAACATGAGCGGAGGCAAATGTTCGCAAGCGTACAGTGTACCTTTGATGAAGAGAAATTTACCTGCGTAAAACGAGTTTGAAAAGTCTTCCGTACGCCGATTGACGTGAAACGTGACGCGAGCACCGTGATGCGTCAAATAAGCATTACGAATATTGTAGGGTACATCTTTTCTGAAGATGGAAATGGCGTTGTAAGGCGAACGGTCGCTAGAGATTTTATCGACCCAACAATTGATGGGAAATTTGTAAACGTGACCATAAGTGTTTTCTATGACGGTAAAAGTGGATTCAAACCAGCGAATATCCGGTATGGATGTTTTTATAAAATTTTGATAGTTTTTATAGACGTGCAATTTGTTGACGTTCAAAACGAGTTTGGCATTTTCCTTGACAACGGTCGTGTTTTTGAAAGGCGTCGATATTTGAAGATCGCTTTCCTTGTCGTAAATGACACTGCCGTACAAATGACAATAGCGTTCGAGCCCGACAATGAGATCGCTGGGTTTACGTATGGCCGCGCAGACGACACCGACGTCGTGTTGCGGCAAAATGAAACGATCGCGTTGGAGAGCGGGTTGAGTCAAATCGACCACCTGGTCGTACATGCAATCGCAAAATTGTTGAATGGCTTTTAAAATGGGATGCTGAGGTGCTTGACGAGCGATAATCTGATAGAGATGTAAACAGAAATATTGTATTTCTACAGTGAGCAGTTTAGAGCGAGTGTCTCTAGTTGTCTTGAAGAGTTCCGATATGGCTGGTGTTCGACTGAAATTGTGCGGCGCACACTGGAAATCGCCTCTCAAATGAGGATCGATACTGTGTCGCAAATCCATGGTGCAAAATCCAAAGTCGATCAACCTCGCTTCATATGCCATGTGAGGCAGATAAATGCCTCGTTTTTTATTGGCGTCGGCCAAAAGAAATGACGACGTCGATTTGGCCACCATCACGTTACGTAAATGAACATCAAAGTGTACCATTCCCAAATATTGCTTGATAATGTAAAAAGAATAGGTTAACTGGAAAAGAAATTGAATGACGTAGTCGACGGTGAGATGCGGTAAAAAAGTCATGACTTCATACGAGTAGCGTTCTATGAAGAGAACGTAATCTTTGTCGACAATGTTGGCACTGATGTAGTTGCAGAGAAAAGGACAGACTTTCATTTTGTTCAAATAGGAAATGAATGGGCAAAAATAAATTTCAGCCAAATCAAAGTCGAGCAACCAAACGCCTTCAAACAAAAGAGCCGATTGTTTGAAACCGTTATTGTTCATTTTGACGATGACATCAGCTTGTTTGCGGTCTACCACCTTGTGACCGTTGATTTCTAATTCGTAAATGGCTCCAAAGCCTCCCTTGGTGAGAGGAACTAGGCGATAGAGACCGCGTTTCCAAAAGTACTCAAAATCTTTATTAGTTAGACTGTTAATGGCTGTAGCGACATTATTAAAAAAAGAAGCAAACATTTTATCGAGAGAAAAGCAGTAAATAGTATTCATGATGCAACTCGTTTATTGAGAAAAAAAATTTTCATTCATCGTTCAAAAAAACCGTAACAAAAGCGGTAATATTGGTATTGCAGCGAGGGCAGATGCCGTACTGACAAGCGCAGGTGGCGCAGAGAAACGAACATCCGCACGGTAGGAGAACGGTGTCTGCAGTGTTGGGACATTCGTCGCAAAGAGTGGCGTCATTCACCGAGATTCGCGTACGTTGGTCGTGCAGAGGACAAAAAAGGGCGTGTTCATCGATAGAGTTGCAGACAAAGCAAACGTTTTCGTTGCACGAAGCGTGACGAAAAAAGCCTTTAGAAGCTAAATGCAAATAATTGGGATCTCTGTTATAAGAGATGAAGCGCAATTCAAATTTGGCCCACGCCGGATGATTCATCTGCATCGGATAGGCTAAAAAGTTAAAATTTTAAAATAATCAGCAGGTTGGCGACAGAGCGGACAGTGGTCGACATTTAGAGCACAATTGGGACAACAAACGACATGTTTGCAGGGAAAAAGAATGGTGGCGGCTTCGAAACAAACGACGCACGTCGAGCGAGACTTTTTACCTGGCACGTGTTGGTAAAAAATACAACTCGACGAATGAGAGTCAACGTTGCCACAGTAAATACATAATTTCTGGATCCAAATGTCTTTCACGGTGGCTTGCAACATGGCACCGAATGATTCCATCATAAACATTTCACCTACAATCTGCGTCGAAATTCCCGTCATGCCGCAGTTGCAGACTTTAAAAAAGATGGGCGTCGATTTATAGGGAAATATATAGAGACATTGCAATTGGGATTTGAGACATTTCAAGCAATTAAAAACTACGTAAGCAGAATGTGATTGATAGAAGCCACACGAGGCGGCGGACGAGTCGATGGTTTTCGCTCGATTGTCCACCGACATGAAATACTTGAAAAAAGGGGAACGAAATCGCGAAAACCCTACACACA